AGAACGCCCAACGAGCAGTCTCGGCGTCACTGTGGGCCCACTGGGGTGGATTCGAGCCGCGTGGAGAGAGCCTGAAAGCATTGTGTTTGGGTATCACCTTGTAGCCCAAGAGCCACGTCATGCTCTGGGCAATGCGTTCGATAACCACCTCAGGCACCGGCAGTCCAATGTTGGGGTAGACCACGTGATCGAACGGCGCCTCAACTGGCTTGTACTCTAGCTGATGGGCATACGCTTGGACGAGCTCGAACTCATAGTGTGGGAAGAACTCGTCGATAAGGTACACGAACGGGGTCATAGAGCTTTCACGTAGTGGGTCTCGAAGGGCTCGTATCCTCGCTTCTCGTAGAAGCGTCCAAGACCCTCTGGCATGTTGTGCACCATGTATGCCATCGTGACGCGGGTCGCACCGCGCGAGCGGGCCCACCCCTCGAACGCCTCGAGTAGGGCCGTGCCGGCTCCTCGCTCGGCGCCCGGCCAGACGTACCAGAACAACTCCGTTGCGCACGGCGCCCCGTCGAACACGTTTTCATACAGGACCCCCGCTATCGCTCCCTTCAGGTCCCACTTCTGGTGGAGACAAAGCACTGTGCCCTGGCCAGCCTTCATGAATTCCTGCATCTTCCGCACGAACACGCTCGCCCGGAACTTCATCAGGTTCTTCCCGTACAGGTCCGCGAACAGGTACCCCATCTCCGCCAGCTGGTCGAGGTCGTGCTCGGTTGCTGTCGAGATCGAGTAGCTCTTCTCGGAGGATTCCGAAGATGTGGTAGTCTCGATAGATTCCATCTCGTAGGTGCGCCTTTCTGATCACGCCCTCGGGCTGGAAGCCCAACCGCTGGACGAGCTTGATCGCAGTCTTGTTATCCTCAGGGAGTTGCGCCGTCAGTCGCATGAGCCGAGCCCGCCACATGAAGTCCGCCATCGCGCCCCGGAACAGATCCTCGCGCCCCCTGAGGCGCCGATCGAACATGACAAGATGGACCGACGCGTCGAGCCACGGCCGCACGTTGGTTGCCGCAGCGAGCCCGATCGTTTCGTCCCCCTGCATGAACTCGTAGAATTGGTTCGTCGGCGCGAGCAGGCTCGCCTTGAATGCATCGAACGTGCGGGGGATGATATCGTCGAAGATCTGTGGGTACTTGGTGTAGTGGTCCCACATGTATTCCATCTTCCCACTAGTTAATATTAGTGGGCGGAACGTCAGGGTCGGCGGGGTTGAGGGTTCGGTCGACTGGGAAGAACTCTCCACTTGGGACGTAAACATCGGTGTAGGCCCTCAGCGTAGGCTTCGTTGCCCCGTTCTCCCTGGGGTAGAAGAATCGGAACCGCCGCACGTTGGACGATATATTCAAGTCTGCGAACTCGAAGCCCCAATGCATCCCGCTCGGCTTGACGCTCTGAATGTACGGGAACGAGTTGCCCCTATCAATGCTCACCCGCACTTCATACGGCGTGGTGTCCTCGGGAATATCCTGCGACACGAGCACCCGTTCGAGCGTCCCGTTGATCATGGCGTTCTGGTTATAGTACATGTCCGGCGTATCGAAGAACATGTCCATCCCACCCGTGTAGAAATCCCCAACGATCCGCTCGTCAATCTCGAAGAAATTCGCCCCAGACCCCACCATCATAGTTGGGTAGGTGGTCGGGTACTTCTCCCCGTGGAAGCCCGGCGTGCCCACCGCGCCTGGTAGGATCTGCTCGAACATCGCTGTGATGGGAGTCTCAAGCACGTCTCGAGTCCACGCGCCCCGAAAGTAATCGTAGATTAGAACGGTGGCCTGGTTCCCCTGTGGGATCACGAGCCAGTATTCCTTGAAGCCCATGAATGCCGTAGCAAACGGCATGTTCTGCCACCTTATGCCCGACATGCTCGGATCGAACAACTGCCGCAGGTACGAGTGGATGGGCGACCCGATGGGATCGAGGTTCGAGCCATCCCACGCATAGATGTTGAAGTCGTTGCCCACGAAGATATGGAACTGGCCCACCGAAACCAGCGACCAGGGGATCATGCAACCAATCCCCATGACCCGATTCTCGGGCAAGAACGGCGTGAGCGCGTCACCCGTGGCGTTCATATCCGTGATCGTTGAGTTTCTGTACACCACGAGCCGATCGTTCAGGACCTTCATGCCCGTGATGGGCTCCACGATCCCATCGTACAGATCGAGGAAGCCTCCCGCTTCGGTCCCATCGCTATGTACGAGGGACCAATCTTGGTAGTTACGCGGCGCGCTCCATATCAAGCGGTTCGACATAGCCCCGGCGTTGTCTGTCGAGACTGTGCTCTCTAGTATGTTTCCCACGAACACATGGTCCTTGAAGTACGAGAGGAAACATCCACTTGGTGCATTGAGGTGGATGATGTTGAACGAGGCCGGCGGTGTCGCGGCCTTTAGCCCCGGGGCTACACCACTTGCTACTTGTGTGTTCACAGCCACGACTCGGGAGCCCCGCACCACAAAGAGCTGCTCCTCCCCCATCGTCCAGCTAAACCGAACCTCCTTAAGCGTGCCGGGCAGCACGCCGATGAGTGCAAACTTATTGATTGCTGGATCAAACACCCCGATCTCGTTGTTAGCCCCCGTCCATAGGGCCATGATGTTTGTGTACCCACTCGTATCCACGAGCGTCGCGAAGTCCACAAATGACAACGCCGGCGCTGTGTCCAGCAAGACCGACCGGCCAGGCGTCCGCAGGACCTTCCCGAAGCGGAACCGGACGTTCTCGCACCACGGGCTATACTCGGGACCAATCGCGTCCGGCGACGCTGCGGTCCAGAGTCCCTTCTGTGGTACGGGCTGCCGTGTAAAGACTTGTTGTGCCATCGCTCGCTACTTCAATTATCTGAAACGGACACCGATCGTTCCCTCATAGTTATCCTCTTCGAGGTTCTGTGTGTCCTGCCGACTGAGCATATCAGCGTCGATCATCTGGCGATGGCCCGCAGACTCTTCGTAACGCTGCAGCGCCGACAAGCCCTTCGCCACCGTCAGCGTTATCAAGAGTTCGTGCCACTCCCTCTCCAGTGGGATAGTCAGCCCAGCATGTAGCTTGGGCAACCGCTTCCGATACCTGATAGTGTACTGGATATCCTGGTTCGGTATCGGATCAAGCTCGATGTGATCCTGATACCGAGCGTACCTCGATGGGATTCCCTGCGACCGGTACGTCCTGTCGATCACCTGCCAATGAACCTGATCCAGCTTCCGCCACTGGTCCCTCATCGAGAGGATGAACCAGAAGTCTGCGGGGGTATCTATCTGTGACGTGCCCGTCTTGACCAACGGTGTGTATACCGCGTCTAGCTCACGGAAGCTCGCCTTCGGGGCCTGGGTCAGTTCCGTGAATGCGTCCATTGCCCACTGGTCCACCCGACTGTCCAGATCCGTTCGGTTCCCCATCCGTTGAATGATCTCCGTCTTCAGGTCGTCGTACAGTTGCGGATTCATCCATCATCTCCCTAACGGCCAGGATGGCCCCCTCGAGTTGGTAACACTCGTGCTGCACCTGCGCGAGCCACGCCCGCCTCTTGAGCAGGCGCCCCTCGTATCGCTTCAGCTGTTCCTCTAGATTCATGTCGCCTCGTAGACCATGATCCAACCCGTGTCCACCCTCGCCGTCGTTCCCACCGATAGGTAAGCAGTTAGGTGCAGGTATTGGGTTCCCGAAGAACCCTGGCCATTCATAGCGTGTATGATCGTAAACGGGACGACCGCGAAGGTACTAGCACCAACTACACCCCCAGTGAACGACTGCTGGGAAAGCGGGTACCCATTGATGGCTCCTGGCGTGTTATCGAAGTGTACCACAGACAGGACCCCACCCGGGGTTCCCGCCACGGGCAGCGCGAAGTGCCCATGGATGGCAGCCATCGCGAACCAAGTCCCACCACCCGCGATCCAGCTAAGATCCTGGATCAACTGCTCGTTTTGGTTCAGGTCAACGGGTGTCCCTATCTCGGTCCAATTCTTTGTCCTACTGGTGGAACCAGCTCGAAGTGTCGGGCCGGGATAGTTACCCCTAAGATCACCCGAGGCCGGCCCGGTAGGCGGCAACGAAGATGGGATGGTCGGTATGGCCGGCTTGTTGCTAACCTGGTTGTAATCCACACCAGGGTTCGGATACACACCTGTGAGAGCCCCACTAGCGGGTCCCGATGGCGGCAAGTGTGCAGGTATACCCGTGACCTTTGTGTAGTCGACGCCCGGATTCGGGAACGTACCTGTCAGCGCGCCCCCACCTGCACCAGCCGGTCCACTCGGCGGATATGTTGTCGGTGCGCCCGTCACCTTGGCCCACGCCACATCGTGGATCTTTACGTCCGTCACCGCCCCATCGGCGATCTTAGGCGTCGTGACCTTGAGGGGTCCAATCACCGGCGCTGGGTAGTTCCCCGCGAGATCACCCTGACCCGGAGGCACAGGCCCGTTTGGGAGCCCTGTTCCTATGAATTGCCCCGTCGAGACGGCAGGCACAAACTGCTTCGAGTTGCCATCATCGTAGAAGATGTACAGGTTCCCATCCGTGGTCCTCCACCACAGGTCCCCCACAGTTGGATTCTGTGGGGGCGTAGGCGACATTATAGCATCGCCCACACCTTGGAACGATTGGTTCCATGTTGCGTATAGCTGGTCGAACTCCGCGTCCACCTCGCTCGCCCAGATATCCGTGTAGCCCCTATTATATTCTTCGTCAAACGTCCGAACGTTCCCACGCTTGATAGGTCGCTGGATGATAACTACGCCCATGCGTCACCTCGGGGGTATAAATGCAGGCGGATCAATCGGTGCGTCGCTCATGTTACGCCCTGAGCAATCGTTGTCGCCTGGATCATACCACTTGCCCTCGTAGAAGCGACCCTCGTACCACCGTGTCCCCGTGACCTCGCCCTGGCACGTGACCGGTTGCTCCGACACCTGCCGCCGCGCGGCCTCGGCCTCGGTCGGGATCTGCATGTCCTGGAGGAAGTCTGTGTTAGTTTTCTGGTCATCACAAAAGTGGCACACCAGCCGATTCGATCGAAAGTGCCGCGTCGCTGTGCTCAGTGGATAATCGAACCCGCAGACCCAACACTCGTACCACTGCTCATGTGCAACTGGATAGGTCGGGACACTCATGCCAGCTCCACCGCCCAGCACATGCCCGTCCCATAGCCCTGCGTTTGAAGGGCATTGGGCGTCGCGCAGATAGTTATCAGATGGTAAACGTGGGCCCCCGCCGGGGGGTGATCCATCCCAATCGGGCCGGACAACGGGGATGTGGCTGGCACACTGAAGTCCGCACCCGTGGAGTAATTCAAGTTCTGCTCGACCACCGTCGGAGACACGGCGTCCCGACCCCACCCAAACTCTAGGTACCCTCCCGAGCCACCGCTCACCGACCAGCCAGGACTACAAATCAATACGACCCAGCCACCTGTTGTGGTGATGGAGATGGTCAGGATGTCGCCCCACGCCGAGTTGGTGATGTTGAGATTCATAGGGATAGCGACAGCAACCACCTGCTTGACCGCGCCACCGCCACCGGCATGTGCATCCGCGTACCGCTTCGTCACGAGATCGAGTACGTTGACGGGATCAGCCGTCGCGCGGATCGTCCCATCGGGATTGACGGTCATCAGCGCCGTGTACGCGTTGCCACCCGCATTGGCCGGGCGGCGCCGAACCGCCGCGGAGTCCTGACCAAGATCGTTCCCGAAGTCCAACGACCAAGAGGGGAGCGTGGCCACGAAGCTAGCATCGTGGGCACTATCGTTCACAGCCACCGATGCCCCACCCGGGCCGCTGAAGAAAGATCCACGCCCAACGAGTCGGACCTTTGCCGACTGGATGATCCCCAGCGAGGGGTTTGGGTAGCTACCCGTCAGGTCACCGCTTGCCGGGCCTGACGGTGGCAACGTGGTCGGCTGGGTCACAGATGCCCACGCCGCGTTCAGCCGTCCATAGAGCGTGCCATCGACGGGAGCATCTATCAGCCCGGCCGGCGGCGTCGGCACGACGGACCACGCGGTGGACTTCCGCCCGTACAGTTGCCCATCGTTCGGGGCCTCGGGTATGCCGCCACCCCCACCTCCAGCCGCGGGATACACGTTTTGCCATGCTCCCGCTACGCGGAGCTGCAGTTGGTTCGCGAAGAATTGGAGCGAGCCCGCCGCGGGGGAGCCCCCTATATACTGCGAGACCTTCAGCCCGCCAGCAAGTGCCAGGTCCACACTCAGAGATGCACTTGTGGGTGTGATGCCCAGGATCCCACCCGACTGCCCCGATTGGAGCCACGCCGTGCGGCCCACCGCAGACTGCACGATGATGTCCTGGTTTGGTGTCCGCACCGCCGGGCACGGGGTCGTCGAGTCCCCGAACCACAACGCTGTCTGGGGATCAAGCTCAATCGAGCGGCCCGCGGTGAGGGGCTTGACGGTCGAATGCGCAGCGATATCCCCCCACACATTGCTTACCGGCAATGCCCACGCGAACACACCTGACACAGGCGTAACGGTCAGTACCTTGCCCCCATCGGCAGGCATCGTGGGAGTAGGCGGGAGCCTGTTGACAACATTCGTCTGCAGCTCAATGGTGCCCACCACGCCGGGTGCGATGTCGGGATTCGGGTACGAACCCATCAGGTCCCCACCCGCAGCGGTCCCCGGTGTGATAGACGCTAGGTCCCAAACTGCGCCATCCCATTGGTACCGCGCACCATTGGTGCCTACGTACTGATCGCCCTTGGCTGGGTTGTTCGGAAAGTCAAGTTCCGGCATGAGCATCTCCGTTCATGCTAGCCTGGGCCTCCGTGATCAACTCATCACACAGGGCCAGCGCACCCCGAACCTGCTCCATCTGGATAGCCGCCTGCTTGAGGGTCTCGTGTAGCTCCTCGCGTCGCTTCTGGAGTCTCTCGAGTGTCATACCTTCGCCCCTGCTGGCGGTGTTATACCCGCCTGCGCACACCACTCGTCTCGGCACGTAACGTTGTGGAATAGGAGGTCAGGCAGCGTCTCGTCGAGCGACTTTCCCGTCGGCTGCCCAGTTGTGGGCATATCGGGACTATAGTGCAGAAATGATACCGATATAACTAAGGCATCGTACAGCGTCGCGATAGTCACGCCGCACTGGTCACATTGATAGGAGGTTGCCATCTAAACTCCTTAGCACAGCTCATACACCGTAAGATACCCCGGTGCGTCCGTAAGCGTTTGGAAGGTCCACGCGGTATTCGTGAGGTAGCACCACAACTTGTACGTATGGGCACCAGCTGGGGGAACATCCAACATGAATTGCGTCGGGCAATGATAGAACGCGATTCCCCCCGCTGTCGTGTAGTTATTGATCCGGATGTATGGGCCAGGACCCGCGCCATCCCGGCTCAGTCCGACGTAACAATTTGGCTGCGTATTCCCCGATCCACCGATGAACAACTGGCAGCAGGTTGCGTTGAATATAACTGGACCACCGGAGGTGGTAATGGCGACGGACCCCACCAGGATCCACGCATTCAGCGTCGCGGTACCCGAATTGAAACCGCTCGGCATGTTGGCAGAAGCCGAGTTCCGATATGTCGCACCAGCCACGAGCATCGCAGGCGTGACGCTAGCGTTGGCAAGCGAGCAGTAGGTCTTGTCAGTAGCCCCGTCGATGTGAAAGGGCATCGTGAGTGTGCCGGCTGCTGATCCTGGCGGACGACGATAGATGTAGAAGTTGTTGTTACTGTACATCTGGATGAGCCAGGAATTCTTGCTGGGATCGACAGGCGCGCCGTAGTTGTTGAAGTGAATCTGGGTGGCATTCGCGTCGGCGAGGAGTGAGCCGTAGCCACCCCCCAAATAATGACTCCCGGTAATCGTCTGGTTGCCCCCGCTGTCGAGCACCAGCGGAACAGCCGACGAAGCCATGTTGGCGGCGTTCCGTTCGATCTGGAAGCGATCGTTGGTCACATCGAACTGGAGTCCCCAACTCGGCTTCGTCGTGTCGTCTTGAACCCACGCATTCTCGGCGGCGTTTAGGTCACGATTGGCAACCACCCGAATCGCATCTAGATTCTTGTCACTAAAAACACGCCCCTTTACGGTACGGGGACCAAGCACAAGCGACGCATGAGTAGTGCCTCCTGGAATGGCTATACCCTTCGTCGCGTCGATTGGCGTGAGCGCCGCGCCCGCAACCTGCCAAAGGTTCTTCTGCGCTGGTGCGAGCGTGGGGTTCGGGTACGTCCCGGCGAGGTCCCCACCAGCGGGTCCGCTCGGTGCCCCACCGCTAACTGCGGCCCAAATCGCGTCGAAATCAGTCGCACTGTTCTTGGTCAGAACGGTGCCCGCAGCACCGCCAGTAGGCACACCTGGACCAGCAGGTCCCGTTGAACCTGTTGCTCCAGCTGGGCCTTGCGGGCCGGCTACTCCTTGCGGTCCTTGAGCACCTGGGGTTCCCGCTGTTCCTTGGGAACCCGTATCACCCTTCGGACCTTGCGGGCCAGTAGGTCCCACATCGCCCGTAGGCCCCGCCGGCCCTGGGACGGTGGAGGCAGGACCGGTCGGACCCGTCGCTCCCGTGGATCCAGTTGCACCAGGATCTCCCTTTGGGCCTTGCGGGCCTGTAGCTCCAGGGACGCCCTGGGCTCCTTGTGGCCCCGTCGCGCCAGTTGCACCCGTTGCGCCAGCTGGACCTGGCACCGTAGAATCGGCGCCAGTTGGCCCCTGCGGACCCACCGAGCCGGTATCACCCTTAGGTCCCTGTGGACCTGTGGAGCCAGTTGGCCCCGCTGGACCTGGCACCGTTGAGGCCGCACCAGTTGGTCCTGTCGGCCCCGGTGGACCCGTTGGCCCAGTCGGGCCGGTGGGGCCTGTCGGGCCTGCGGGCCCAGGCGGACCCGTGCCCGAGCCGGGAGGCCCTTGCGGACCTTGCGGACCTTGTGGTCCCCTCGGCCCAGGCGGGCCTGGTACAGGAGTACCGCTGCCGGTGCCCACCCCACCAACTATGGCGCTGGGGCTGATCATGCCCATCCGCTTCCCGCTGAAGACGTCCTGCAACGTATCAACAAGATGCCGACTCCATTGAATCAAGGCATCTTGTGTTGTCAGTCGCGGAAGCGAGACTTGTATCAAGTCAGCCACACTTCTCTCCCCATCGCTCGGCATTCGCGTATCGACCTAGATAGTCCTCCTGTGTGAATTCCGCTGCACTGATTGCTTCGAGCAGGTCATAAGCCCGCGCGAAGCAACCAGGCAGCTTGGGGAAGCTGACGGTCCAGCATTCCCCATCGTGCTCGATCTCGATACGATACCGCTCGTCCATTACGCAACCACAATGGAGAGGGCCTGACTAGAGGTTACACCGCCTAGAGCAACACATTGGGCCGTGGTAGCCGAGACCGTGAAAGCCACGGTCCCCGCTGTGGTTGGTGTTCCCGAGATGATTCCACTGGGCGAAAGAGCCAATCCAGCGGGCAAGGAACCAGCGAACAGGCTCCATATGGTTGGCGAGGTTCCGCCAGATTGGGCACTGAGTGTAGCTGTGTAGGGGACCCCATGCGTTGCCCCTGGCAACGAGGTCGTGAGAACCACAACCATGGCATTCCACTGGAGCCATAGCAGGGGTTGTACGAAAGCTGGCGCAGTTACCGCGTCGGGGAAGTACATCACGACCGCGGGGCTTGTCACGGCACCAGTCTCATCGTCTGTACCGTACTCAAATGCGAGGCCCGCGCCCCGACCCGCCGACTCGATGAACATGACGCCTGGTAGGTGCCGATCCTTACCCTTGTTCCCACCGATGATCGTTCGCCCCTCGTGCCGCTCGAAGCCCAAGGTTGCCCTTGTAGCGTCAATGGCACCCGAGCCCACAACTGGGGTCCCAACAGCAGTCCCACCAGCATCGGCTAGGAACTGGGCCTCGGTACCGATCATCAGCTGCCACGTGTTGGTGGCAGTCTTGTGTAGGTACAGGAAGGCCCCGATGTTCCCGAAGCCGGTCATCATCCCAAGGGCACCGCTAAGGGTATCGCTTGCCGCGATGGCCAACGAACTAGAGAGCCTTCGGCTCCCAATGATCGTCAGCCCATCACGCATACTTGTAGGCGGGAAAGCCGGAGTCACGGCGGCTCCAATGTGGCACCCTACGGCCCCAACTGTCCCCGCCATGACCTCGTTGACACCCCCAAACGAGGGCGTGAGCCCATCCTGAAAGATGTAGAACTCGTTCCCATCGGGCGCCTGTAGGCACAGCACGCCCTGCGTGTTCGGCAGGCTAATCAGCCCGACGAGGCTCCGCATGCGCTCGGTGCCGTAGTTACTGACGTCCCGAGGGTAGAGTGTGGACTGAGGAAGCATGACTCACGCTCCCTGAGAGGCGTAGGTTCCCCTCCACTCGCCAGCACCCACCGAGAAGCGCTGGAAGCTCTTGAACTTCGCGTCGCCAGTATCGAAGTCGTCCCCATTCTGGAAACGCTCCGGCTGCCGCTCGAAGAAGTTGAGATCGTGGTCGCCCTTGCCCGCGAGCAGGAACCAGCTGTCGGGGTCCACGATGTAGTGCCCGACCATGTAGTCCAGGCCCTCTTCGCGGAGCGCGTTGATCTCGTTGTTGCTGGTGTATGGCCGGAACTCCGAGCCGAGGATCTCCCGAGCAGTCATCTTGAGCTGAGGCCCGCACAGCAGGAGCTTCGGCTTGATGACCACGGGGATGTCCATCTCATCGCTAAGCGACTCGAAGCTGATGATTGCAGCCTCCAGGCTGGTCGGCGAAAGGTCTGCATCGGTGGTCGCCCGGTTGCTTCCAACCCCGCCACCCAACTTCGTGTGAGTCGCGCTGAACAGCGGCTCATTGTTCCCGAACTTCGGGAATCCGAACTCGGTCGTGAACCCGTTGTTGAGCATGTTGAAGAACGCGACCTCGCGGCCATTCCGAGCCGCCTTCGCGAGCTCCCGGGTGTTCTTCTTCATGATGTTGTACAGATCGTCTTCCATCATCTCCAGGGTGACGCGGAAGCCGAGTCCGTAGGTCAGGTGGGTGTAGCGCTTCTTCCCACCCTGCAGGAGATCCTGGTATTGAATACCACGGCCCTCGGGCTTGACGGGCATGGACCGAAGACCCGCAACCTCCAGGTCCTCTTCCCATGCACGTTCGCTGGATTCCTCGTTCGCGATCTTGCTGTACTCCGGGGGTCGCTCCTCGAGATTCTGGAAGAAGACCTTCCGAAGGCCCGGCGCGAGTAGGTATGAAAAGGCCCCTGTTACGTTTACCATCTCACGCCACCCTGGCCATCTGCGTGGCCCCCTCGAGGAACTTGCCCACCGCGATCACCGCATTTGTCGGGATCTCGGTGTAGATGAACATCACCAGGAACGCTCCGACGGTGGTCCGGTCTGCGCTCCAGAGCACACCCGTCTTGGTGACGTTGACCAGCTTGCCCACGTCGGCCTGGACGCCCCCGTTCATCTGAACGCCGAACAGAGTATCGTCGTTGGCGACCCACACGGTCACGGGCTTCCCACTTGCGGGAGACTCGTACCGCGAGGCCCCGGCTCCGTTCGCGGGCATGGCCGCAACGCCAACAAGCGACGCGTTTCCTGTCGCCGCAATTGGGAATGCAGCTTCTTGAAGGACTCCGCCGCTGAGCACGACGGGAGCCCCCCGCTCGAAAGTCTGCGCCGCAGCTTCCGGAAAGGTCAATGTGTGCGGCGAGTTGCCGCTCACAGTCTGCTGCTGTGTTAGCTGTCTCATGTATCCCCCAGATCAATGTCGTCTTTGCTGACCGACCCCGCGTACCCAGGAACATCTTTGTGTTCCTCGTATGCCCGGTCGCCCAGCTGCGCCTTGAAGGTCGCCGAGACGCCAGTGGCCATCGCGTCGATCTTCCTCTTGTTCCGGCGCCGGTACTCTTCGTGAAGCTCCTTCGGAATCTTCGCGAGGACCAGATCACCGACCTCTACGGTGCCCGACACCGACTCACCCGCCTTCATCGGCGTGTTGTCGCTGCAGACACCTTCCTCCTGACCGCCCTGCACGATCTCGTAGTGGAGAAAATCGCGCTTTCGGGTCATGTTGAGCTTCTCCTTGCGGAGCCACCTGTAGTGGTAGTTTGGATCCTTGTTCTTCACGCTGAGGGGATCGTACTCCCCACCAGCCATCTTCTTGTCCTTCTCGTCCTTGACGAACTCGATGCCCATTATGCTGCCCGTCCCTTCTTTGCACGGGGCGGCCTGTCTCCAGCCGGCGTGTTCCACTTGCCCCAGTCGTCCTCACTCATGTCCTTGAAGCCAAGCTTCATGACCTCGCGCTCTTCCCGCGACAGGGCCTTCTTCCGCTCCTTGTCGGGCTCGGCGCTGGACGCACCCTCGGGCTGGGACGCCCGCTCCCGTTCTGCCTTACGTGCATCCTCGACTTCCTCTTCGAGGTGCTGCGAGCGCACGTATTTTAATGCCGCGAGATACGATCCGGACTTCGCCTTCACGTCCAACGGCATGTCCTTCATGAACTCGTCGACCTCGTTCCCGTACTTCTTGAACAAAGCGGGTTCCGCACGGTGAGCGTCGGCCCGCTCCGTCTCGGCGGACCGACCGAAATACTCCTGCACGATTGGGCCCACCCGCATCGTGACGAGGTCGTTCATTGCCTTCACGGGATCTGTGTCGAACTGCTCCCGTAGCGATGCAACGGCCTGCGTCGCGTCCTTCTGCGTGATCTCGCCCGACGCCGCGGCCCGCTGAATCTGATCGAGGATTAGCTGAACCTGACCACGCGCCCCCGCCGCCTCTTCGAGGCTTCGCTGGGCTACGTTCTTGAACTCTGCGTTTTCTGCCTTGAGGGCCGCTATTTCAGCCGCAAGAGGATTCTCCTCCTCAGCTTCCGTTGTAGCCACCTTGGCGCCCAAATCCGGCATCGTCGTCCCCTTCTCTCACCTGGGCCTCTTCGAGGCGACTCAGGAGTTCGTCTCCAAACGAAACAAAGATGTTGATCGCGTTGAGCTCACCCCGAATCTCGAGGTATTCATTCCAGTTACTGACCCCCGCCAGGCGCAAAAGGCAGTCCTGGCGTGCTTGCAGCAGGTGGGCCCACAGAAGCTGCCACTCCGGGCTCTGCTGGATTTTGTGGAGGGCCTCCTGGAGGGCCTGTCGGCTGGCCATTCTGCGGTCCTCCTGCTATGCTCTGTGGCAGCAGCGTGTCGACAGCACGTATCTCGTACGTCTGGACGATCATGCTCATTAGGTATCGAGCCCCGTCTGCCATCTGGAGAGCTAGCTGTTGTATCGGTGGGGGCGTCGCTGGGTTCATTGCAACGCCACTGATCTGGAGCAATTGCTGATAGTATTGGGATAGCTGGCCCATCATGGCCATCAAGCCTTGCTTCTCTATCTCGCGGTTGATCGTCGCGGTAGAGGCTGTCAGCTCGATCCCAATGCCATCTGCGATGAAGTCCTCGGGTAGATTGAACGCGGTCTCGACGAGCTTCCCGTCGCTGCCCTTGACGAAGTACGCCATGCCCGAGGGGCGGAACTGCGCGTTGAGCAGTAGTAACTTCTTACCCACATCTCCCAAGCACTCCCGAATATCGCGTACATTAAGATCGAAGCGGCGGTTGCCTTCCTGGATGAGGGCCAATGTGCCGGTCGCCGTTGCCCGATTTCCCACAGTTGAGCTTTCACGGCCAAGCTGATAGTCTGCGATGCCGCTACGACGCTCGCTGTACGCGAGGCACGACTGCTCGAGTTGCTGCATGCTTGGGTAGATGTCCGCCATCGGTAGGGTGACGACATCTCGGGATGGATCAGGCACGGTTAGAAACCGGCCAGGCCAGACACGTGTGCCATTGCGAATAACGCCGCGACGGCCAACAAAAAAACGAGTATTGGCCAGTGTGGCGTTATCCACCTGCTGATTATGTATTGTACTGATTTCCTCCTGAATGAGTTGAAGCTGTCGAGAAATGCCAATGCCTTCTCGCTTTCCTTCGATATCGAGGAACTTCCCCTTGAAGAAGGGGCGCTGGCCCGTGATGTCGGGATTGTAGACGCACCGCGCGATGGTCCGACTCTCCTTATGGAACGTGATCATGACGGGCACGGGCAGCTTCGAGCCCGCGAGCGGCAGGTCGGCATAGATCTCGTAGAGCGTGTTCAGCTTCTCCCGTGGCCGGGAGGCCATCTTCTCGAACACGTTTTCCTCTAGCTTCTCCTGCTCGGGCGTGGGTTCCTCTTTGGCCTTGATAATCTTGTCCACGTCATCGTACACCCGGTCATGCTTGCGCCACGCCAGCTGACCATCGGTGAGTCGAATCCGCTGCGCGATCCATTCTGCCTGGATCAGCTCGTCCTCGATGCCCGCTTGGCAGATGATGTCCTGCAGGAGCACATGCTCAACCGTGGGCTTGCGAACGATCGCATCGACTGGGCGCGCAGCCCCGCTTTGGATTCGGAATGTCCGCTGCGTAAAGCTCGACCAGTACACCTTGAGGTAGGCCCACCCGTGCTTCACGACTTCCATGATCCAGGAGCGGGTCTGCATGTACATATCCAACTCGTTGACACGACTCCACTCCATGAAGTCCTGCAGTGGGTGCACGACGGGCTCGAGGTCTTTGATCAGCGCCTGCGATGACCAGAAGGGCTGGACGGCAAATATCGTGTTCATGATGCGAGCCACGATCGAATCGACCGTGATCCCAACAAGGGGAACAACAAGATTCGCCGCCCCATCCCACGGGAACGTCTTGCGCTTGGATAGGGGCTCGCCCATGTATAGACGGGTCGATTCGTCTATCCATTCGAGCTTACGCTCGTGCGCTCGCAGAGCCTCTTCGATTTCCTCATATAGGTACGGTATGAGGAATTTTCGATCAGATTCTGTGAGCGCAACGGGCGCCCCTGGGGTTACTCCTGTGACGATTGGCATTTAGACCTTCTTCGCCGCTCCCCACACCTTCGAGCTGCGCGAGCGGCCCAGACCGCTCCCGTCGCTCATACCGCCCTTCCCAGCCTTGTTTACTTGAGGGTTGGGGTTCGGGGCGGTTTTTTGTGAGTTCCCACCACGCCGCTCATTCTTCATTGCACGTCCCATCATCGTCCTCCGAAGGTTGCGTTGGACATGATCGGGGCAGCCACGCCCCCACCGTACTCGGGTATCGGCCCCACGCCACCTGACTGCTGGCCCGAGCTGATCACGCCGATGTCTCGGATCCGGCCCTTCATCATGCGCTGCAGGATGGTAGAATCCTGGACCGACTTCCCGAACTTGCCGAGTTGATCCACCATGCCCGAAAACGCCCTGATGTTCTTCGAGCGCTCTTCCGGCGTGTCGCCAAACATGCTTGCGATATTGAACAAGCCCTTTGCCCCGCCCATCATGTTCGCGGTAGCGTCAGGGCTATTCAGAGCTTGGGCACCCGACATATCGCCCGCGCCCTGCGGAACCTGCATTGGGCCTGCTGGCCCACTGACGCCCGCCATCCCTGGATCTACGCCTGTACCCGCGCCGCCTAGCATCGAACTCATCGTTTCCTCCCGTTGAGCATGAACGCCTGATATGGCGAAGCATGCATGTTCTGGAACACTTTGTACATGTCAGTACGGTTAGACACCCCAGCGCTCTGTAACATACCTATCCGCTGTTGCGCCGTCAGGCCCTGTGCACGCTGTTTGTTTCGATAGGCTGCTAACCCGGCGTTTGGGTCCCACGCTGGGGTCCCAAGGCCCATTGGGGGAACCTCGTTCGTCGTGCTCTGTACGAGCTGGAGGAACAGCTTATGTTCTTCGGGCGTCATTAGAAGAACATTATCGACACGACGTCGATCGGCTGAAATGAGTTGAGGATAAACGCAGGGGGATCACCAGCAACATCACCCAGTAGCTTCGGTAGAAGTATTGACGTTGGTGCAGAGGGCTCAACGAAGAACACCCACGAGTCTCCTGCTCCGAATGGACGAATCCCCACCTGCGTCTCGACAGGCGAGGATAGCGTCATGTACATGAACAGCTCGCCTGTAGTGGGCCAAGGCACGACAACGTCTGTCACTGCGGGCAGATTCACAGTCGTGTGGCGCCCAAATTGGGTCACGATCACGTCGTCGATGAGTTGCGTGATCGGGTCGTTCGCCGCGATGTTCACCCTAGCCGTGGTTGGCATTAGTTCTCATCCTCATCGGGTCTGCCACCTATGCCACTGGCCGCCTGTTGGATCTGGCTGTCGATGCTCTCGCTCATATCCGTGGATCCTCGGGTGGGCTCATCACGCATTTCCTCTTCAGGATCTCGAGTGGGCGGCTGCCATATCCGCGAGGCTTCCAGAATACGCTGGCTCGCGTGGGGACCAAGCTTGACCGTAGGGCTCCAAAGATCGCCATTCTCATCGAGTCGAAGCGCCCCGCTATCGAGTAGACCCTGAATACCCGATTGGATATCTGCGTTTGGATTGTGTCGCAGCTCGTGGTCGAAGTCGCTCAGTTGGCGCATGTGCTGGTGCTTCATCGCCCGCCGAGCAGCCTCCTCGGCTCCATGGATCGCCAGATCGCGTTGGAACATCTCCTTCTCGCTCGGAACAGCCCGTCGGCCTCGCCAAGGATCGACCGTGGGCTCAGGTTGTTCTTCAGTGGTTTGTTGATCCTGCGGGGCTTCTTCGGGGTGCTCGTTGTAGAGCTCGAAGGTCTTTGGATCGAGCTTCTTCCAAATGATGTCGCCAGTTGTGCCAGGCATTAGTAACCTGTGTGCGAGGAGATTCCCTCGTACCGATAGGGCTTGTCTTCCTCGGGCTCCATGTCTACTTGAGAGCTTCCCTCCGGAGAGACCCACACCTGAGGGCCGTACCCCAGAGCGTCCAACAGGTCTACAGTCTCGCCCAAAGGGAAGCTCTCGAACTCCTCGACTAGGGGCTTACATGTGCTGCGCCGTAGCCACAGCTTGCCGCGCTCTGCGTAGGGCTGAAGACCACGGATCCGGGTCTCCTTCCCCTCACGGCTACCGGGCCGCACCTCCCGTATGTTCAGCCACCGCCTACGGCGCAGACATTCGGCTTCCATGAAGCCCTTGAGTGCACGCTGATAGGCAACGCCCTCGACAGCCACCACCATCGGGTCCCACCGCTCCGCCATCTCGAACACCTTGTCGATCATGCGAAGCGGTTGACACCGATCGGCCCACACTTCGAGGACCATGATGCGTTCCATCTCATCGAGGCCCGCGCAGACCACGGCACTTCGGGCGGCGTAGTCCTTCTCAGAGATCGCGGGGTCGATCAGGATCACGGGTATGACCCGGGATGGCTTCGGCTGGCCGATGATTCGCAACAGCTGGGATTGGGACTCTTGGTCGGTCTCCCAACCATCCAATTCAAAGTACCGGAGCCATCCCGGATCGAACGTCATGTGCTCGGGATCGAAGGGCTCGTTCTGGTACTGGCAGCTGAACTTGAAGGGGCCAATCTTGGCCCGTATGCGCTCCAGCTCGACTAGAGGGAAACGCTCGGGCCACAGCACTCGGCCACGCTTGTCGATCGCTTTGCGGTGGAAGAAATCCACGTCTAGTTCATGTTCCTGGATCCAGCTGTATAGATCTTTGAAGGTCCAGGTCGTGCCATACACGTCGATTGGATCCGTGGGCCGCACGAGCAGCGACTCGGTATATAGGTACCAGTCGATCGTCTTCTTCATCACGTCGACGGATTCGGAAGCCTCCTTGCCAACGAGGTCGTCGAGCTTGATGTGGGTGTAGTGCCGCGAGACGACGGCACCACCCACACCCATTGCTTCTACGGTGGACTCAGGAAAGTCTTGAGTCCGGGGGACAAGCATCTCGGTCTCGGACCACTTCGTCTTAGAAGTGTCGGGGACGATCTCGGGGAAGAGCCAACGGAAGATCTCACTTCGCTCGAACACGGCTTGAATACGCCGCAGGAAATGGGCGGCGTTCGTCGCAGTCTCGTTGCCAATGAGCATGCGGGTGTTGCAGTCGACGGCGATGCGACGGACCGTGTCGGCGATGGTCCAGATAGAGGTCTTGAGATGGTCGCGAGGGACGAGCCCGAGCTTACGACGAGACGGTCGCTCGATCCACCGACACATATCCCCATGGATACCAGGGACGAGATCCTCGAACCCCACGATGGCCTTGCCCATGATATAGGTGGATCGCTGGGCCTGAAGTCGCAGCGACTGGCGCACCTTCTCGGAGTGATCATCGCTGAGTCCTTCAGCGACCGCCATCCCGGCGTATTCAAAGTCGGAAAGCATCTACGGACTTCAATCCGTTGAAGCGTCGTCCTCGTCTTCATCGTCGATCAGGTCGTCGGTGAGCTCGCTGAGCTCCTCCTCGGACGGCTCATCCTGGACATCCTCCTCGGGACTCTTACAATCCATGTCTCCTCCTAGAGCTTCTTGAGCCCGACGCGGGCTGCGCGCTCCATCATGTCGGGGAAGTCCTGGTAGTTCACACCACCCGCCGGAGGCGGGTTCCGTGCATTCTCGAACGCGTTGTCGATCATCCCAAGCGATCCCTCCATCGTGGCCTGGGGATCTTGCCGCCACTCCGAGCGATCGTACCACAGGCGCTTGCGAGAGATCCGCGGTGTGTCTCGTGGGTATTTGAGCGTGACGTTACGAACGCGATTGAGTGCCTTCACTGGAGTCCTCCGCCTGGCCCATCAGCGTTCGGCACGCGCTTCGAGACTGGAGCCTTCTTCGTCTTCGGCTCCTTCATCGACCGAACCTTCTTGACGAACTCCGCTTTCTGTGCCTTCCCGAACTTCTTCATGTACCCTCCGCGGGGTCACGTCGATGGCCTGGTGCTCCTGCAGAACACGGGCCACTCGACTCAACGCTTCCGCGTCTACGGTATGAGTGACCTCGGTTTGTATCCTTGTCGGCGCCCGCTTCCCAGCCCGATCGAGTATATCCTGCGCGGTCGTAGCAGCACCGAGCTGGGCGCGGACGCTCTCCTTTTGTTCAAACAGTCGCTCCATCACCTCCTTCTCGATGACAAACGCCCTGTTCGCGGTATGCGTAATCGCGTCGTCGAGCGTCTTTGCCCCGGCCCGGATATCGTTCGCGAAGGTCGACTCGATGGCGAGGAGATAGCGAGCCACTCGAGGCCGCTTCAAAATCGCCGAGATTGTCATGTAATCTACGTCGATGAAGTGACCTATAGTTTGCTCCGACATGCCAGCGGCGCGCATTAAGGCCACGCGGCGCTCGAGTGGCTCAAGCTCTCTATAATCCAGATGTCGACTCATGCTTGTGCGCTAATCTTTCCAGTCGTGGATCCGTGACGGTGTACTCCGTAAGAAGCTCGTTGGTTAGTGTTTGTAGCGTGCTCTTGTCAGTAACGCACCGGATGTAAAACGTGAGCCTCCCTACCACTAACGTCGAACCTCGAGATACCCTCTTCAGGTAAAATTTCCGGAGCCTCTCTCCTGCCTCATCCGTAAAGCACAGGCGTGTGTGCCACAGATCGACTTCCGCGGTGGCCAAGCGACCCTTGTTCCGTATCTTAATTGAGGCGCTCACGCTCGGCCCATTATTGTTGCGTCGTGAAGATCGAGGTCACAAACGACCTGCGTCTCGGTCGCTCCGTGACAATGGATCGTGTAGAGCACATTGCTCGTGAAAGGATCAACGTGCTTGTCCACACGCTCAACACCGTGCCCGCAGATCGCACAGTATGGCCACTCGAACTCCATCAGTAAGCCGGCTTCGTTCCCTTGCTCTGCTTCAGCGGGTTCGGCGCCTTCCCCCGAGCCTGCGTCGCCCGTAGCCCTTTCGTAGCCCCCACCATGAGTTTGTCCTTGCCGTACGAGGGTAGCTGTCCCGTGAGCTTCGTCTTTTTCATTTGCCCCTCTTTAGGGCCCGTGCCCGTGCTTCGACAGCCTTGCCACGAGTTGCCTTACCGTCCTTCACGTGGCCTGGGAGTCCCTTAGTCTTGGTCGCTGCGAAGTCCTTGAGCTGCGACTTCGTCATGTCCATGCCCGTCTTCTTGCCCGCCTTGGCCTCGCCGTACTTCATGCCCATGTAATGCTGCTGGGCCTTACTCACGCTTGGCATTACCGTTCTCCTGCGTGTGTGATCGCGTTGGCGAAGCTCTGCGCGTAGCCTTGAATCTGCTCCGCGCAATCGAGCCCGTTGACGATCTTCCGAGCATTGAGGAAATCGGTTGTATCGTTATCAGGGTCCTCACACGTGATAAACTTGGGGAGCCCGACGCCTGTGAAGTCTCCGTCGTACATTCCACCAAATAGCACCTTGAGGGCAATCCCGGGCTCGAGGGCAAGGTCAGCATCTTGCACAAGCGCACCATGCAGCCCGAGTTTATCGTCCTGCTTCTGGTAGTTCTCACGCCAAGTAAGCTGAACGTAACCGCGACCGTAATACGTCTGGCCAGTTTCCGGGTCAGGCTCGCCGTAAGTTTTGCCCGCTCCCTTACCATACTCTGTAATGGGCTGCATGGTCTGGGCGGTTTCGTGGTATGTCGTCGCGAGGACGTATGCGAGGTGTCGGTCATCACAACCCTCGCTCTCCGCGTAGTCGAGGATCACGTTGAACCCATCGACTTGGTCCTGCGTCAAGCCATCCGTGAACAACGACTCCCGTATCGAGTCGAAGAAGTACTTGCGCTGGATCATGGCGATAGCCTAGTGTGGGTGCTGATCCCCACGGCGGCTAGGATCCAGAATAACAACCACAAGACAATCGCGATGATCACCACGGCGTTGATGATCTGCTTGATCCGAGCGTCCATCGGGATGTACGTGTTGACCAGCCATAGCAGAACGCCCACTACGATGAGAATGACTACGAGCTGGATGAGTTCCATCACCCCTCCGGCGCGTGAATCGCGATTGCTGCGTTGGCGAACATCACAGCTTGCTGGATGTGCCGGATCGCTAGCGTTGCTTCGGCTGATTCGGGGCACAGCTCAAGGATGGTAGTAGCAAATTCACGAGCATCGTCCCGAATCTTGACGTAGTTCGGCACCTGTGCCGGCTTGTCATGGTAGACAAAGATCTTGTCGATGTCCTTCTGCATGAGGCCCGGCATCACGGCACCAGGTCAACTAGCGTGCACACATCTTCGAGACGATCGAAGCCCGGAGGAAGTGGCGGCAGCGGGCCATCAGCGTTCTTGGCAGAGAAGCAAACGATAGTCTTGCCAATTGGTGGGCCGAGAACACAAGCGTACTTGGGTTGGCCGATCGAGAGAACGTGGGTGCCGCAACCATCCGTGAAGGTGATCGGGGACGGAGGATGAGTGAAGTTCTTGACGTCTAACTTGAAACATGCGCTGTTCGAGCCAAGTGCACCGTCGAGATGAGCGAACTCGAGCTTCAACTTGAGCGCGAAGAGTAGCCCACCAAGGCCAGGGGCGGTGTAGCTCTGAAATAGGGCTCCAGGCTGCGGGATATTAGCGAGCAGGTTGGTGATGGTGGTGTCGACAACGCACTGCGCACCAATCTGGTTATCGGGCATGATTCCACGAAAGAGCGAGCCTGCAGAATCGTGCGTGTCGGACTCGAGAGCCGAGAAGAGATCAGCCTGCGGCTGATTGCAGCATTGCGCTGGCTGATTGGCACACACTGGGTTGCAGACCTGCGCGCTGGCGTAGATTGGGATGCACAAGAACAGGGCTACGAGATATCTAGTCATTGGGGTCTTCCTTCCATCTTTCGCTTCTGTTCGACCTCGCCAGCGATCTTAGCAAGGTGCTCGTTGATATCCTCAAAGAGCGCCGTCTGCCTCTCGAGCTCCGTGATCTGCTGCTTCGAGATGATCAAGAATTGCTGCGCATTGGTGGAGCTGATCTCTAGCCGGGTGGTTACCGCGTCCATGTTCGTTTGGAATCGAGTGAGCAGGAACCACAATAGCGCCGCGGCTACCACGACCGGGAAGCCAACGTTCGTAACAAGCTGAGATAGGCTTGTTATCCATTGTGGTGTCGGTGTTCCTCCATTACTCATTAGCTGCTAACTCGATACTTTGGCCTATCGGGGTGGCGTTTCGCTCGCCACGGATCGTGTTGACAATAGCCATGCCCTCGTCCGCTTGCTTGTGCCCGGGGTTGACCTCACCGTGACCGTACACGGGTACGTCGGGATAATATTGGTCAATGAACTTACGGGCTGCTGCTATCTGAGCGGGCGTGACATCGCTGTTGTCACGGGCGACAACTTCCATGCCTACGGCATTCTCGTTCGACAAGCCTGGGGCTCGACCGTGGTAGAGATCGTTGGGCCTGATGTGTGGCGAGCCGGGACCAGCGAAGTTGTAGATTGTGCCGTCCCGATCCATGAGGTATTGGGAACCTAGCCCGCGCTGTTGGAGCGTCGCTCGTAGACTCGCGAGGGTGCTTCCACCCGAATGATGAAACACAAAGCCCGCTGCAGGATAGACAGGAACGTCATCCCCAACGGGCTTAATTGTAGTCGCCGGAGAGGCCGGAGGCTTGGGAGGGGTGGAGGTGCGGGGGGTTCCGGCTTCGGTGCGGGGCGCCGGTGGTGAAGCCGTGGGGCGGAGCCGGAGCTGCTGACCAACACGAAGCTTGTTGGGATCGTCTAGCGTGTCACGGTTGGCGGCGTATAAGTCTTGCCAGCGCATACCGGATCGCTCGGCGAGCCCCGAAAGCGTGTCGCCGGGGCGCACGCGGTACAGGAGCTTCATCATGGCCTGCGTACGAGCACGCTGGCCCGCGCTGACTTCGATCTCTTTCACTGTGTGACTTTGACCAACACGCCAAAGGTCGCTTGGATTCCGATGAGGGGCGTGCCACCAGCTACGGCTACGTGCCCGCCAGGATCAGCCACGATGAAGTCACCCGTTGCGGTCCAGTTTTGGTAGAAGGTTGCCCCATCCTGGGACCATATCTGGATGTTCGCACCGGCCTTCACGGTGGGCCACACAATGTTGACCCACATGGTACCGTAGCTGACGTATAGCACGTCTACGGGGGCTGGGGCTCCCGTGAGCGTCTCGCCAATGTAGTTGGCTCCCCATGCCCACGAGCCCGATATGGCGGTGTCCGACTTCGTGACGACAGACCGGTGCGGGTCGTCAGAGTTCCAACTCTGTCCCGGCGGCGAGTCGACACGTTGGCCCAACCACGGGAAGAAATCGTAGGCGGGGAAGATCGCGGCGTTCCCACTCTTCCCGAGCCAGCGCCGGGTGCGTAGGCTGGAGAGCCACGCTATGCCCAGATCGGTGCTCACGGGATGGGGTGCGTCTTGTCGTCAGTTGTCCAGGGCGGCGTGCGGCCCGCCGGGGTGTTGATGTTCTGGCCCAGCCAGGGGAAGAAGTCGTAGTTGGGGAAGACTGCCGCGTTGCCGCCCTTGCCGAGCCACCGTCGTATCATACACGGGAACTCGTGCGCGAGGGCTGCGATGCCCGGATCGGGCGTGGGCGCTGCCATGGCTTACTTCTTCGGCTGAGCGGCTTCGCTCAGGGCGGCATCCACGAGTGCGGGCACTTCGTCGGTCGACTTGCACTGATGCTTGAGCTTGCCGTGTTCGTCGACCTCGACGATCTTGATGAGAACTTCCTCCATCACGGGCGGCGTCGGTTGGGCTCGCAGAGCAACCATATACTCGGACGCCGCGCGCGAGAGCTGGTTCTCGGTTAGGGTTCCATCCGGACCGTGCCCAGTTGCCTTGTTCACGGCCTTCGCGGCCTCGGCTTGGTTCGTGGGCTTCCCTGCCTGCTTGTCTGCCACTCCGTGGTCCGCCACCCCGTGGGCCTTCTCGACTGTTGCCATGATGTCCTCCCTGTAGCGGGGCGTCTCCGCCCCTATCTCGATGAGCGATGCCGCCCCTGGGGACTATGCAAGTACAGTGCCAGTCTGCCGGCAGGCATTGAAACGCAACGAGAGAAGTTATCTTGGAAATCGCAAAATTTTGTGCCGCGGTTTGGTGGAGGGGTACCCTGCGGGTCCCAGCCGTGATGCGTTTGTGTGGGGGGCGTCAAGCTAAGGCTCTTGCTTTATAAGGAGCTGTGGCAAGATATATATCCATGAGCAAAAAAAATGAGGGGTGCCTTGCGGCACCCCCCATCATGTGCCTGATCTTAGGCCTTCGGCTTGGCCTTCTGATCAGCCTTGGCCTCTGCCTGGGACGCGATGTCCTCGGCGATTGCCGCAGCGGCCGCGTTATCCTCGGCCTGATCACCTGCCGTGAGCTTCTCCTTGTACTGTGCGAGGCTCTCGGTGCCCGTTGCCAGAAGCTCGCGAGCTAGATCAATACCAAGTCCCGCGACCATCTCTCCGACTTTCTTGACCCCGGCGTCGGCTCGCGGGCTCTCCGGATCGAATCCGAGATCGCGCATCAGATTGCGGAAAGCGGCCTGCTGATCCCCGATCAGCCGGATGTAGCTTCCGCCTTTGACTTGTGCTGCCTTGGGCTCCGACGTGTTGAAAGTGAGCTTTGCCATTTCCCTATCTTTCTGGCGGGTTTTCCGCCGGTTGTGGCCGCGCTTTGTTGCGCGGACAACCGGATACTGCCACAGGCACCCCCCACAGTCAAGGTTTTTTTCAACTTTATTTTTGGCACAGTTCCTGCTACCTGCGGCATTGCTTGGTGCTCTAGCTCGTGCTCTGCTTCGCGATGCCTTGCATCCCGCTCTTACGCCCGTCCTTACGGGCTGCGCTACGCGCTCTGCCTTGCGCTACTCCAATGCCCGAGTGAGCTCGCGAGGCGGGTCGGTGGCGGGCCGCTGGTCAGGCCGCTGGTCAGTTGCCCGATGGCTTGCTGGGGCAAGCCGATAGCACGGCCGCTGGTGGATATCTGGATGCTTCAATCATTGAACAGGCAACGAGACCGTTCATGTCTCCACCATCACGTGGCTAATCCTCGTAGTCATCGGTTGCCGGTCGTCCTGTCGTCAACTATCCCCGGGGGGCTTTGAGGGTGGAGGTTTGAAGCTCGTAGATCATCGCTGCGAATATATAGTTCATAATAAAAAAATAAATGTATATGAATGATGAACTCACGATCCCGACCACCACCAAGGCCCGCCTGGATAGTTGATGACAAGACGACTGATAGCAAAGTTCACGTGATGCGCTCTCTTGATCACGAGTCTCGACCCGTGCAAGTCAGCTCTGTGTGGCACCGGACTTGCATATATCATCCATTGGTAGCACTGTCAACGATCCCACACAAAGGAGAACGAGATTATGATCCCGCCACGACGTCGCCCCATCAACTTCATTGGCCCACGCAAGCAGCGCGTTAACTATCGCTATCTGACACGCCTATCTGATCGTCTAGATAACCTCGGCCACAACATACACGAGATTCCCGCTGATATGCTTCTCGAGTGCAATTGGAACGTGCACCGCGAATATATCCAAAGCGAGTGGCACCTCGCATACTGCATTCGCTGCAAGCTCCCATGTGCCGACGGAGACATGGACCCCACGTTCGCTAACATGTGCAAAGAACATGCTGACATGTTCAGAATCGTGATAGAGGACCGCCAATCTCGCATTGTCGAGCGCCGCATGAGCCGGGTGAGTGGTGGCGTTGCCCACATCGTAGCCGTAGCTGAGCAGCGGGATCGTACCAACAAGGACCACGCATCAATCTCACGCCTGAGCTACAAGCCTGAGCGCGGCCTAGACATCGACGCATTCATGCGCAAAGCACGAGGAGACAAGTAGCCCGCTGCTCCCTTTCTACGGACTTCAAATGCCTGAAGCCCCCAGTGGCCTTATGACATGCCACTCATCTTCGATTTAATCTTTTTTATCTCGCAATCAAAATAATTCTTGACAGGCAACCCACCGTGTGTTATGGTTCGCTGATGCCCCCGGAACTTCGCCCAACACATTGCCCCATCCCGGGGATGGCGCGCTCAGTCGCGCAGAAAGGTTGCCCATGACCAAGCTCCTGTTCAATACCGAACCAAGCAAGCCCAAGGCTGGCGTACGCACGGGCCTAGAGTATCGCGTGGACGCACGCACACGCAACGAGCCCAAGCGAGTCTGGACCGATGTCCCGACCTACAAGACCTGGCTCGGCAAGCGCACCGATAATGATGCACATCGCGAAGGCTATCAAGCCTTCAAGCGCGAGAATCTATCGCAGACCCAACAAGATGAATTCTACAAGCTCATGGATGCGTGCCATCAGGCGCTTCGCGCTCGCAACGAAGCAGACCGCGCATACAACGCCGCGCTGAATGCGCTCGCGGCCTTCGGCTCCGTGCCCCCACAATTCGAGAATCAGATCGCTGAGCCGGTTCGCCGCGCAATCCGACACGGCAGGAGCTAGAGATATGAACAAGCGCGACATCATCGCCGTATCCAAAGAGCTACACTTCAGCATCATCCAACTCAAGCACAAAGGCGTGGAGCCCGAGCTGATCCAATGGATGCGTGAGGCCATCGAGGTCATCACAGAGCATCTCGAGGAGGCAGCAAAGTGAATAAGCTCGGCCCATTGCTCAAGCGGGCTCTCAAGGAGCATCCAACTGAAGCAGCCCGAATACGATCCCGGCCCATCGTCTACACCATGTGGGCTAACCTGCGAGCAGCTGCACTCGTGCACTACTCGCGCAACCGGGCGGCAAAGCCCGCCCGCTAAAGAGGAGTCTATGAAACACATCTATCTCAAGCTCACCAAGGCCCAATACAACGTTCTGCTCGCATCTCTGCAGTACATCAGGATGCCCACCGGCACGCCCACCCTCGAGCCCATCGCGCCAGGCCTCTTCATCCAGCACACCCCCACCGTCCCGCTGACCCAAGCGGATCGTGATGGGATCAATTACATCACACACATGGTCCAGATGGCCACCTTCGAGGAGAAGTGATGAGCGATACTCCAAAGGTCCCGGAGCGCATCGTCCTCAACACCGAGTTCACCGAGAGCGGCAACACCATCAACATGGCCCTGATCGACTTCCGCGTTGAACAGTGGATGCACATCGGCACGGGCGTCTTCGACGTCCCCACGATCAAGCTCACGCCCAGCGAAGCCCAGGACTTGATCTTGGACCTCCAGCACTACCTCAAGGCCGCAACCGGAGGCGACGCATGATCTTTGCCCTCCCCTTCCTCTTCATCATCGCCATCGCGCGGCGGTTCAATCTAGGTGATTGGGACGATATTATCATATTCCTCACTCTGATTGGCTTCATCATCCTACGCGCTCTATTCCAGCCTTGATTTCTCCACACGATGGCTCTGGCTGGCGGACCAGCCAACTAGAGCCATCCTTGGAGCAATCCAGCTCCCAACGACAGGGCTGCACGATCAGCCACAAAGGATGTGACTAATGGCAACGCAACCCACAGACCGGGAATGGATCCTCGATCCCAACCGCTGGCCCAAATGGCCCCTCTGCCCGATGAAGAAGCGAGGGGCCAACGAGTGCGGCGTGATCGTGGGCGACCCGGACAAGAACGGCAAGGTCTTCTTCGTCGAAGGCGCGAACATCTGGCACTACGACGAGGACTACTCACGCGCGCACGGCCGACCCGTCATGGTCGATGATCTACTCGCCGATGGTTGGGTGGTGGACTAATGGCAACCAAGAAGTGGTACGGCTCCCTACCAGATGACTGCAACATCTGCCACAACCCCATCACCACGGACTTCGTGGACGGCGCGACAGTCTGGGGCCCGTGGGCCATCCTCTGCCTCCCGTGCCACCGCGCCAAGGGCCGCGGGCTGGGCACCGGCCTGGGCCAACACTACATCAAGACCGGTGACGGTTGGGTCAAGGTCGCGGGATGACACGACGCCACCGCGATGGTGCTGAGTTCATCCTGCCCCCACCGAAGGAGACCTCGGTCAACCGCTACAAGTACGTGATGCTCGACCCGAGCCTCTACGCAGCACTCGACGCCGAGGCCCGGAAGCGTGGCTACAAGACCCGCGACTTCATCCTCGAGATCCTAAGGAGGTCGATGAATATGCATTGATTACGCCACCGATGGGGCTGGTCGCCCAGCCCCATGCATGGTGCAATCAGGCACCCAACGACAGGGCTGCACGGCCCACAAAGGGAGACAAGATGCTACTCAACATCGAACGACTCAAGGAGGCAGGCGTGACCGTTCGCGCCTTCCGCAACAACGATCTGTACGAACTGCCCAAGAACACGAAGATCGAGCTGTTCTTCGAGCACGGCTCCTACCCCAAGGAGCTCCACGAGGCCATCAACAAGTTGATGCCCGGCCAAAAGATCGAGGCCGACATCATCGCCGAGGGCACCTTCCGCAAGGTCCACGACTTCCAGTTGGTCAACGCGATCAACAACACGAGCGAGGAATGACGCACGACAAAGCACACGAGGCCGCGGTCTTCCGGGTCAAGCAAGAGGCCGTCCCGTACATCATCTACAAGGTCAACAACGGCCAGTGGATGTGTGACCCGTACGATCGCACCAAGACCTACGGCCGCGAGGCTGAGATCATCCAGCCCCCAGGCTACACCTTCAGGGCCAAGATGCAGAAGCTCCGCACGGTCTACACCATGCTCGAGACCCAACAGAGGGTCGGGCTCGACCCGGACATCAGCTTGCACAACCTCCTGAGGGACATCAAGCTCGTCGTGGATGACCTCGTGAGCAAGACCGCCCCATGACCACGACGCTGATCTTTGCCAACAAGGCTGGGTCAGCGCCGACAACCAAGCTCACGCCAGAGCAGGCTCTTGAGCTAGAGCCTCTTTGGCGTGAGTATCAACGCGCCTGGACGGTGCTAAACGAGGCGCAACGAGCATACGCGGAGGCCTACGGCGCATACGTCGTGGCCACCCGCAAGCTGACAGGAGAGATATGAACCCCTACAAAGCCGCGATCAAGCTCGTGCGAAAGGTCCTAGCCGACGAGTTCGATTGCCTGTCCAAGGAACGGGACAAGCTCATCAACCAACTCGTGGACGACGAGCTCGGCGAACTCTACGCATGGATCTCCGCCGAGGACAACGGGCTCACCCCCGAGCAGATCGTCTACGTGCAGGAATGCGCGTTCGAGGGCGGGGCATCCGGCCTGCCCGAGTGCGATGCATGCAAGCAACCGTTCGACGTGTACATGCTCGTGACTCGCCGCGACACGGGCGAGGTCAAAGAGGTCCGGGCCTGCAAGGCCCACATGCTCGATCCAGGCCCGCTCCTGGATTGGTGAAAGGAGAACGATGAAGGTCATCCGCTGCATGGGTCACGCGACAGGAGACATACAGGACGAGGGTAAGTATCTCGAATCCTACGATCCCGAAGCGCACGATGGACGCGGCGAGGTCAAGTGGACCGAGGACAAGTCGAAGGCCATGCAACTCACTATCGAGGGAGCTTACGATCTATACAACACGGTGCCCAGCAACCATCCAATCCGTCTGACCGACGGCAAGCCCAACAAGCCGCTCACGGCTTACCACATCCAGATCGAGGAGGCGTAGATGGAAGATGAGACCGAGGAGTGCCCCGACTGCAACGGCAACGGGGCGGTCAACGGCGTGCCCTGCAGGACCTGCGCAGGGTTCGGCTATCTCGAAGAGGATCCATTCGACGATGTCGAGCCCGATGACGAGGCATCGTGACAACCAGGCCGTCAAGCGTACCGCCGCACGAATCCTCGACCGAGCACTCGAGCCCGAGACTATGCTCAAGTCGTGGCACCACGGCGGAGGCGAGATGAAGCGGTGGGTCCGCAAGAAGAAGAGGAGACACGCAAAGGCCAAAGACTAGCGCCCGGTGGGGATTTCACACCGCTGAAGTCCCCACTAAGGGCTAATCTCAGCCCAACAAAAGGAGGTACACGATGGAGGTCCGCGATGGGTAAGAGGCTCAGATCGAACACGATGCAACGCTTGTGTCAGACGCAGGAATCCACCGAGGTCGAGACGCCCGGTGGTGGATCCTTCGTCTACGGGCCGTGCAAGAAGCACGACTTCTTCATGGCCCTCATCCACGCCCCGATCTCGGACGTTCGCCTAATCGCGGAGTCCCTGCTCGAGGCCGTCCAACACGCGGAGGCGGTGGCAGACAAGGGAACCAAGCCCACGCAAGAGGCTGACAAGTGAATCCGATGAGTGATCTCAAGTCCAAACAGGAGGAGATGCTCGGCCCAGTCGATAGCTACAGGGCCAAGCTCATCCTCAACGTGGAACGCGAGCCCGAGGTGATCCTCAGCGTTCGCATAGCCGAGAACCTGCGTGACGAGATGCGTGCGTTCTGCAAGGAGCATGACATCTCGCAGCACAAGTTCGTCACCGAAGCGGTCAAGGAAGTTCTCTCACGAATCAAGCACGAGTTGGAGGAGGCGCTATGAGTCAAGCAGTACCCAAGTGCGTTGTCTGCGACGTCAACCCAGCGACCCTCAAGATCACCGTCACGAAGATGAACGGTGACTACTACGATGACACCGAGGTCTGCCACACCTGCGCCAACGACGCATGTGCAGAGATGTGCCTCTGCCTGCCCCCGAACCCCAACACCGAGCTTCCCCCGAAGGCGTAGGCCGATGGCGTCGCGAGACGATCACTACCAACTGGGCCTGGAGCACGCACGCCGGGGTGAGCCCCGTTACGTGTTTCAGGACTCCGCGCTACAGGAGCGATACGATCGCGGATACAAAGAGGCCCTGATGGGCACAACGTACAACCGGTGCCGGTCGTGTGGGGCGAAGGTTATCTCTCCCTACACGTACTGCAACAACTGTCAAGGCCTTCGATGAACACCAAACTCATCTTCAACGACGAGCGGCCGGCGGTGGTGGACTCGGTATCCCACCACCTCCAGGCCGCGATGGAAGCGATACGCCTCCAGCCGTGTGGTACGCTGGCCTACGAGAAGCACATGGGCCAGATATACCACCATCTATACGAGGCGATGAACCTCGTGGTCAACGGCCCGCCGAGGGCCCCGTCTATACTCGACAATGATCTAGCTGCTGTGATGGGAGGAGTTGCTGATGGAATTTCCGAAGTGCCCCAAGTGCCAGGGAGTCCTACTCCCTCTGAGTGACTACGCGAATGAAGGCGCAGCAGTGATCTTCAAGGCCTGGGCTTGCCCAAACGAGAGCTGCGCATTCGTCCTTCGCATCGACAAGGGGTCGTGCTCCTATGCTCGAGTTGCCAAAGCCGTACCAAATCACGAGCACGGTCAGCGGGCGGCTAGTAGTCATCCAAGTGCGGGACCACCGAATCGACGCCGATGACGCGATCATCTTCGACCACGAGGTCTACGATGTCGAAGAGGACTGTCTCCTGACCCCAACACCAGACCAAGCCCGTGTCATCTGGAACATCATGATGACAGATCTGGAGACTGTATGTCAATAGTTACAATCGCGAAACGAAACGGGAAGGCCATTGTCCTTGTAGGACTCGATCGGGACGACATCGACCACCTCATCGGGGGCGACGTCATCCACTTGGAGTCTGTTTTCTCGGGCCTGCCCGACCTGGGCGTCTTTGCTGGTGAGACCGAGGCCGACCTACTCAAAATGTTCAACGAGATGATGGAGGACTAATGAGGCTGAACATCACCGTGAAGCACGGGCCCGAGCTGCTCGCCGAGCTCAAGGGCGTCAAGGACCTCAACCCCAAGGGCGTGACCCTGCACGACTTGCAGAGCATCCCCGATCTGGAGCAGCAACTCGAGAGGCTCACCGGGCTGCGCTTCCACATCAGCGCACTCGTGAACATCGTATGACTGAATTCGAGTACGAACTCGCGAACGACATCGCATCGACCATGATCGCAGTCAACGACAGCGAGATGCCCCACGAGGCCAAGATCGTGTGCGCCGCGGCCCTCTACCTGTTTGCGTGGATGGGCGAGGAGCATAAGGATCTCTTGAAGGCCGGCATGTCCGCCATCCTCGCGCACTTGATCATCTCGCGGCTACGATGAAGCGATGCGGTACACTGCGTTTCGACCCAGGGTCTGCGTCCCGCAGATCCTACAAACCGGCGCGATGCGCCGACCAAAGGAGCAAGAGTGAAGGAATCGTTATGCAGCGGGATAAACCATCCGTGGCAGATAAAGCCACCCATCTACGTGCTAAAGAACGGCGACCATAGGGTTCGCCTCGTCTGCGCACGTTGCGGGGGCGTCCGCTACGATACCCGGTCCCCCAGCGGGGGAGTCCTCCACAGCAGGTCCTACGACCACTCCGCGAGCTACGAGACGTTTCTCAAGGAGACGAAGGGGACCAACAGGCGCAGCGCCGCCTGGATCTCCGTCATAGCGGAGACGAAAGAGAAGGTAAAGGATGAAGGAAACAAGACTCGTTTGCGACTTGTGCACAGAGCCAAGAAGGGACGCGGTCGTAACGCTGGCCCTAAACGGCCAGAAAGGCGTCGCGCCCACTCTTGATGTGTGCGAGGGGCATCGGTTGAAGCTCATCCGGATCTTCAACCCGAAGAAGAAGCCTGGGCCCGCGCCAGGCACTCGGACCGATCAGCAGATCGAGCAAAGGATCATGACCTTCATCGAGAAGCACGGGAGTGGTGCTCCTACGCCCATCAGCTTGGCCACAGGCATTCCCCGCTGGACGATCCAGTCCGCAATGCTCAAGATGAGGGAAGCAAAGAAGCTCGTCCGCGATGGGCGAGGCAAGGGAGCAACTTACAGAAAGGCGTGATGGTACTACGAGCATTCAGATGCCAGCGTCACGGCGGACACCTCGAGCGTGAGATCCTCATGAAGATCTGCGACGAGTTGTTCTATCAGGGTCGGTACGTGTGGTTGCGGAGTTGCCGGGAGGTCCGACTCGTCGGGTCCACGATGCGTGGGCCCAACAGGATTCGGTACAGGCTCGTCAGCACGAGTGACTACAAATGCTTGCCCTTACCACAGAAGGAGAATTTGAGAGTAGAGATCTCGAGCGGTCGGGCCCTAGCGGCCCTGCCGGTTGTCAAGGGAAGGCGCCGGACGATGTTCCTCTTCATGGACTCCCACTTCCTGCTGAATCACAGGTGGGACACTACGCTCGGCGACCGATTGGCCCCCGAGGAGACAGGATATCTCCTGGGGAAGGCACAACCACCAGACCTCCAGCGGGTAGCGTGGGCGCTCTGCCGCTTCCGCAACCTGGTCGACAGGCATGGTGTACTCACAAAGGAGGGCCGAAAGTTGTTGATGCCGTATCTCAACAGAGCGTAGCCGGCTTGGCCAGCCGGAAACCTGTCGCGCCATATGTCGCAAGACTAGGGAGTAGCGGAGCGGGCTGTTACCCCGCATTGATGTGAAACCGTGGCGAGCTGATCAGATAGGCGCGGGGGCATGGCGAGGCCTCCACTCTTTATGCTTCAAACGGTTGAAGCGCCAACACGAGTGCTGGAGTTGTGGGGCTGCTGTGGAACGATCAACGGATGAGGTGCAGTGACTCATGAACACCGTAAGCTGGCAATCCTGCTCGACCGCTTCATTTTCCTATCTGCCCGATACACCCACCCACCGGGCCGCAACGCAACCGACGTTGCCCGTGCCCACTTTGACCAAGCCCAACGAGAACTCTTTAACTTAGCGCAGGCAATCTGCGCGATCGTTAATCCCGCTGTTCAACACCGACTCGATCTCCTTCGCGAGGAGATCATGGCCCAGCTCGGCCTTGAGTTGCGTACTCGCGCCACGGGCGCATCCATCATGCGCCGCAAGCACCCGCGTCCAATCCTGTGGTGGGAGTACCAAATCACGCCCGAGTTGGCCCATGACCCAACCATAGTCGGGAACGCAGTCCTGAGGCCGTACGTCAAGAAGCTCAAGGATGCGCTACGTGAACAAGCTGCCATCATACGTGCCCGATCCAGCAGTCCATTCTAGCAAACCCGGCCGGATTGGCACCGAAATTGCAGTCTCTCAGGGTGGCCCATTTCGGGTCTGTTTTGAAACCCATAGAGAGGAGACAGCATGGCCGCAGCGATCAATGTTCCCGACAAGCACGAGGCCAAGGTCAAGACCGTGGTCCTCAAGGTGTCCACCAAGGCCGGTGGAGACGAGAAGTCCGAGCAGGACTTCGACGCGGACCTGCCCGCATCCTTGGGCGACGCGGTTGCCCTACTCGGTGAGAAGGCGGTGTTCCGGCGCTTCATCAACGCCCACGTCGTCTACCTGCAGGGCGTCGAGCGCGCCAAGCTCATGAAGGCTCAGGACACCGAGCCCAAGGAGCGGAAGCGCGCGCAGTACCTCGAGTCCCTCGGGCTCTAGCCTTTGTTGGGGCCATCGGGCGTAAGTGCTGCGAACAGAGAGCCGGCTCGGTGGCCCCTTCCGGAGGGCAACATGCCAAAAACGATCGACGAGATGTCCGAGGACGAGCTGATAGCCGCAATTACTCAACTACAGCAGACGCGAGTGCCCAGTGAGAAAGCTAAGCAACCGAAGCGACTTGATGACCGCCCGAAGAAAGACCCGGCCAAGCGGACGTGGCGCGACGACCTCTTTGGTGAAAGTTGAGGTCACGCCCATGCTCACACGGAAGCGCCTGCTCGCTGAGATAGAGTCGCTGGACTGGAGCGGCCACGTCGAGCTGCCCATCATGGACATGCAGTGGCTCGCGTCGCAGCTATTCGTTCGACTCAACCACACCAACAGTGAAGTTTGCGAGGCCTGCGGTCGCGTGGCACCCATTGTGGTGAACACGCGCCTCGGGCCTATCTGCGCCGAGTGCGTAGAGGATATGAACGACAACGTAGATCAGATTCGCGAGGTCCTTGACACAGAATGAGGTCAACATGGACGACGAATTCTGGCTGGATAACTCCAAGCTCGACACCTTCATGCTCTGCCCGCAGAAGTATGCCTACCGTTACGAGGAACACCTAGTACCCGTCGACAAGAAGCGCGACTCTGCACTCATGTTCGGCGGGGCCATCCACAAGGCTCTGGAGACGCTGTACAAGGGGACTGGCTTCGAGATGGTCCCCTGCCCACTCGGCCCGTGCCCACGTTGCCGAGATCTGCATATCCCACGTATCTCTGCTACCTTCCTCAAGTATTACCAAGACGACGTAGACGATCCCCGCGAGATCCGCACAGTCGACCGCGGGCTCGACCTGCTTGTCCAGTACCTGAACAAGTGGCGACGGGAGCCCTTCAAGGCAATCGCGGTGGAGATCCCCTTCGAGCTGCCCTTCCAGACCTACGGCGTCACCTTCAAGTACATCGGCCGCATCGACCTACTCGCCGACAACGGCGGCATACCCACGGTTGTGGACCACAAGACCACGACCCGATTCGGTATGGTATTCGACTCGAGCTTCAAGCTCAGCGGCCAGTTCACAGGGTACATGAAGGGCGCCGAAGCCAAGTTCGGGCAGCCCGTCTTCAATGGGCTCGTCAACGCGATCCGGGTGACCACCAAAATAGACGACAGCTCCTTCGCTCGCATCTACACACAACGCACGCCCGAAGACTTCGACGTGTGGGACCGTCAGGTCAAGCACCTGGCTGCAGAGATTCTCGAGATGCGTGCCGAAGGATATTTCCCGAAGTCAGCGCCGTTCGCTTGCGGCGCGTACAACCGAATCTGCGAGTACTATCCCCTCTGCATCAGCGCGGCCCAGACTCGGGCAACCCTCAAGGAGTCTGCATACCGCGTCGAGCCCTGGGAGCCACGGAAGGACACTGAAGATGAGTGAGCTCGATAACATCATGGAGGCGCTCCAAGCCTCACGTGGTGGCAGGTCGTTTCTATTCTATGGCCCAGCGGGCGCCGGCAAGACCACGCTGGCGGCCATGCATCCAGGCAAGCGCAAGCTCTGGCTCGACATGGATCAGAAGCTCGGCGAGATGGAAATGCTCCCCGATCGAGACAAGATCAAGGTCTGGGCTCCCAACGAGCCGCTGGGGAATCCCGAGAAGATCGAGATCCCGTGGAGCCCCGACCCAAAGAACGTGCAATCGGGCACCATACCAGCGAAGAAGCCCCTGGGGTACGAGCGGTTGGTGGGGGTCACCAACGAGTTACTCAAGCAAGCCCGCTCGCCCCAGGGGCTGGACTACGACTGTGTCGTGCTCGACACGTTGACGAGCGTGGGCGACCATTGGAGCCGGTTGCTCATGTACACGCATCGCGTCTCGTTCATGACCGAGAGACTGTGGGGTATATATCTCGCTGGCATGATGGAGTATCTCAATGGTTTTCTCACTCTCCCGTGTGATCGAATTGTCATCGCCCATGAAAAGCGACGAACTGATGAGGATACAAAGCAAGATGTTATCCGCCCTTCCGTCGCCGGGCAGATGGGAGATAACCTCGTACGTTTTTTCACTGAAGCCTATTGGCTTTCCGGGCGCGAACGCTCCGGGAAGTACAAGCTACAGACTGTCACTGCGAACGGTGCAGCGGCACGAACGAGCCGAAAGCTCGACCCCGAAACGTTAGCCGGGCCGGAGATCTTCGCGTGAGTTACGTGTGGATCTTCCTCGAGGCGATGTTCGTCTCGGCCATCATTGCGCTCGTGATTGCCCATTTCATGAACCGTCGATAGCGCACCGCGTCATTTAGACAAAATGTCGCGCGGCTGCCGGTTTGAGTTGTTGACGAGTCCCGAGTATGGAATCAGGATCATCCACGACCCGGAAGTTGACCCCTACAATGTCTGCGCACGCTTACACGGCCGGTACGCCGGCCTTAACCGGGGCACGATAGTGTCCCAAGAGGAGAAGCGCATGTCAGATGCAGGCTTCATCAACATCAACCTGGATGACGTGGACGATGGGACAGATCCCATCCCGGCTGGGTTGAGGCATTGCAGGATCAAGAGCGCGCAGAAGAAACACAAGGAGGGCAGCGAGTATCCGTACATCGACGTGCGGCTGAACCCGCTGGATGTCGAGGACAAGTTCCTCAAGCGGCAGTTGTTCCTGACCCTCAGCTTCCACCCCCAGGCCATGTGGAACATGAAACTGTTCATCAAGAAGGCCAAGATCCCCATGACTGAGGAGGGCTTCCACCTCGAGGACTTCGTGGGCAGGGAGGTCTACGTCACGGTGAATCACAAGCCCAACGACAACGACCCCGAGGCGATCCGCGCGGAGGTCAACCCGCCCTACGCGGTGGCGTAACTGATAGCGGCCCGGGGTCCCACATCGGTCGTTCCCCCTTCCGGTGGTCCTCCCCACGGGGCTCCGGGCCGCATCATGGAGAACATCATGCCAAAGGCAGACCCAATCGAGCAGCTGAACAGTGTCTCCTCGTTCCTCATCGAGCTTGGAGAAACAATGTCACATCTATCGGACGGCATACGCGACGAGGACGAGAACGAGATCAATGAATGCGTCGAGAGTCTCCCAAGCAAGAAGGAAATCACGAAGCAGCTGACCACGCTAGGTAAGCTGCTCGAGACTCAACCGTGGAAGAAGGTGAAGCGCGATGCCTGACGATACCATACCGATCAAAGATGTAGTCATCGGGAACCGAATGCGTAAGTTCTTCGGGAACGTCGAGGAGCTTGCCAACAGCATGGCCCGCTTCGGCCTGATGACGCCCGTCGTTCTCGATGACGAGAACAACTTGATCGCGGGCCACCGCCGCATCCTCGCGGCACAACACCTGGGCTGGTCAGCGATTGCCTTTCGGAGAATGGCAGCGCTCGATCCCGTCCTGAAGCAGGAGCTGGAGCTTGAAGAGAACATACGCCGCAAGGATCTCGAGTGGCCGGAGGAAGTCATCGGTCTCTTCAAGTTGTACACAGCGAAACAAGCACGATACGGAGACAAAGGAAGTGCTCTGGCAAGCAATGGCGGATACGGTATCGAGGATGCCGCCCGTGAGCTCGACCGATCAGGCGGGTCGATCTCTATGGACCTTACTCTGGCCAAAGGTCTGTACGAGTATCCTGAATTAACCGAGGAGAAGACCAAAAGTGCGGCGTTCAAAAGGTACCGCAGGCTCAAGGAAACCGCCCTCCGTGCCGAGCTCGCCAAGCGAAAGCAGGGGGACGCAGTCAGTCCTGAACCTGAGGAGGGGGAAGAAGACTTTCTCGACGGTGATACCGAGACACAAGCCGACGTTCCCTCGGGAATACAAAGGCAAATCATCCGCAAAGCCCTATGGAAAGGTCTTGGAGTCTTCTACCACGCAGACGCGCGGGACCTTCTTCGCCAACTCCCGGCGGCATCGGTCGATCTAATCGTCACTGACCCACCGTACGGGATAGGAATGTACCGCGAGGGCGCGCCGATGTCCTCGAGTAAGTTCGCCTCGAGCCAGGGCACGATGTACGGGGATAATCCCAAGGAAATCATGGACATGCTCGATGAGGTGTTCATGCACGCCGCAAAGGTGCTCAAGCCCGATGGACATGCCTACGTGTTCTTCCACATGACCCGCTACGAACCTGTGTACCTCATGCTCCGAAAGCATTTTGGAACATGCGAAGCAACCCCCCTGATATGGGTCAAGCAAACTAGCGGAATCGGGGACCCGAACCGGAACTGGATCTACACGTATGAACCGTGCTTCTGGGTCAACAGGGGCCGCGGGCTGGTCAAGCCTCAACCGTACAATGTGTTGAAGTATGACACCGTCTCAAAAAAGATCCACAGCGTCGAGAAGCCCGTCGCGCTCATGCGACACATCATCGAGGCGAGCGCCGTCAAAGGGGAACTCATACTGGATCCCTTCGCCGGATCAGGCTCTACGCTGGTTGCTGCGGCGCAGCTTGACTGCCGATTCCTTGGCATCGAGAAACATGCTGACTTTTGGCGCTCGGCTGTGGACCGCATATCGCGTGATCTGGCATCTCAGGCCGAAGCTGACGTGGTTCCAGCTGATGATGAGCCTGGTAGCGGCAGCGACGCTCCCGTCGACTAGGAGTGCGTTATGCGTAACGGCAAAATTCTTATTTACATCGCAGGGCCGTACTCGAACGACGATCCCGTCGTGAATACCCGGGCGGCGATGGAGATGTGGGCACGGCTGTGGGCCCGCGGGTTCTATCCCATCTGCCCACACTGGACCATGTTCCAGCACTTCCTGACGCCGCTACCGTACGAAGCGTGGCTAGACTACGACCGAGTCATGCTCTCACTCTGTGACGGCTTGATCAGGATCCCAGGCCACTCGGCAGGTGCTGACGGCGAGGTAGCACAAGCCACGCACGAGGGTATCCCAGTGTTCTTCAATGTAGATGCGCTGTTCGAGTTCTTCAAGAATGTCGTCCCAGCTTGACGGAACGATTGTCCCCCCGAGCGGGTCGCCCTATGGCATGATCGCCATAGTGGCGGCCCGTCCTGGGTACGATGAATGCTTTAGCAAGATGCCCCTAACGGGGCCATCGGGCGATATGCTCTGGCGTTTGTTAGGCATACCTCGAAGCGAGGTGTACGTCACAAATGTCAGAAAAGACTACAGCGAAAGTCATTCCGTTCCGACCCCCGGTGAGATCGACGATGCGTTGCCTGGGCTGCGGGATGAGCTTGCGCGAACCACTGCCACTCTATTCGTGGCCCTCGGAGCGCAAGCACTCTACGCTCTTACTGGGAAGACGTCAATTGAACAGTGGCGAGGTTCTGTCCTACCTTGCAGTCTTCTGCCAGGCCGCAAGGTACTGGCAACCTATCATACGGCGCATGCGTTGCGGGACTACCCGCAGACGTACATCATAGAGCATGATCTGAGACGAGCAAGACATGAAGCCCTTTACCCGGATATCCGTACGCGCGAGCGTGAGTTTATCATCAACCCCACCCTTAAGCAAGCTGTTGAGTATATCGACAACCTTGGCGACCCTCTTTCGGTGGATATCGAGACTATCGGCTTTGAGACAATTGACTGTGTCGGTATCAGTGACAGTGCCGAGCGGGCAATATGTATCCCGTTTATCGGAGGTTGTCTCACAGCTTCAGAGCTCGCGTATGTTTGGCGTCGTCTCTACCGTCTCTTTCTGTCCCGTGGAATCATTGGACAGAACATCCAATTCGACCTCACGCGGCTCGAACGATATGGATTCAGGTTCCCCAGAATCCACTTCGACACGATGCTTGCGCATCATCTCCTCTACCCCGAGTTCGACCACGACCTAGGGTTCATCACATCTATCTACACCAAAGAGCCCTATTACAAACATGAGATCCGAACCTCCCGATGGGAGTACAACTGCAAGGACGCAAGCTACACCTACGAAGCGTATGAGGGACTCCTCCAAGAACTCAAGCAGGCGAACCAGCTCGATTACTTTAATGAGCACGTTATGTCCCTCATCAGACCGATCATGCAAATGCAGGACGAGGGTTTTGTTATCGACCAGCCCGCTCTTTCGGCAACGCGACGTAGGCTTGAACTTGAGAGGGATTACCTGCAGCTACTGCTCGAAAAGGAAGTCGGTTTTCCTATCAACGTTCGATCGGGGCCTGATCTGCGTAGACTGCTTTACGACGATCTACGTCTTCCGGTCAAGAAGCGGACTAAAAAAGCTCAAGCCCCAGCGACTGACGAAGAGTTAATCCGGTCGCTCATGTTCAGTCACAGCGAACACACAGCGGTTCTCAAGAACGTGTTGGATGTACGCGAGCGCCGCACCATGCTCAGTGGGTTCTTGAATCTCGCGACCAGTGAGGATGGTCGATACAAGGCGAACTATCTAATACATGGGACTAAAAGCGGTCGCCTAAGCAGTCGGGGTAGAGGAGAAGGTCCCCAGCTGCAGAACATCCCGCTCATGGCCAGGAAGATGTTCGTGGCGAGCCCTGGCCATAAACTTATACAGGGAGATCTCAAGCGGGCCGAGGCCATGTTCGTGGCCTTCGACTCGCAGAGCCCCAAGCTCCAGGCTCTATACACAGATGACAGAATCAACCCGTATTGTGAGTTTGCGACCGAGGTCATGCGCCGCAGGATCACCAAGGCTGACGAGCTTATCTACAAGACGTTCAAGCAGGTGACTCATGCAAGTAACTATGGGATGGCGTGGAAGAAGCTCATCATGGTGCTTCGTCTCGCGGGCATTAACATCGAAGACCTCGACATACGCGGTCTGTGGGGTGGTAAGAAGAAGGCGGAGTTTCTTATTGAGTCTTACCACGCTTCTTATCCTGAAATACGCTCGGTCTGGCACAAGCGAATCCGCGATGCTGTCAGGCCCACACGTTGTATTCACGATGCCTTTGGGCGACGTCGGTTGTTTCTTGATCGCATGGACGAAGATCTCTTTCGCAAGGCGTATGCCCAACGACCCCAATCGTCTATCGTAACCGTCGCTAACATGGGTGTCTGCCGCCTCGTTGAGCAAGGTTATCGAGTCGTGGCACAAGTACATGACTCTATAGTCTGCGAGGTCCCCGAAGAGGACGAGCGCACGAGCTTGATAGCCCTCAACGAGGCGATGACGACACCTGTTACTTCATGGGGAGGGACATTCACGATACCAGTCGAGCTTAAAAGCGGCTACTCCTGGGGAGATCTACACGAAGTGGAGGTGTAATGGCCGATGAGTCATTCCTGGATCTCTATCTACGGTATACCGAGAAGCAAGAAAGCCCCGCCGAGTTCCATCTTTGGGTGGGCATCACGATGGTCGCAGCGGCGATGGGGCGGAAGTGCTTCATCGAGCGAGGGTACTATCGACTATATCCCAATCTGTTTACCATACTTGTCGCTGGTTCAGCACGATGCCGAAAGTCCACAGCTATCAACATCGGGGTTAACCTACTCAAGGGCGTGCCGACGACTCGCGTCATATCAGGCAAGATCACTCCTGAAAAGTTCATTGACGAGATCGGCCCGCCAAAGGGCGGCACTGCTGCACCCAACGTGCTGGTGCACAGCGGAGAGCTCTCAGTCTTCCTGACGAAGCAACAGTACGGGGAACCACTCATACATATCTTGACGGATATGTATGACTGCCCCGACGCATGGAGCTACAAGACCAAGAACAGGGGCGAGGTGACACTGAACGATCTGTTCCTCTGCATCATCGCGGCGACGACCCCTGACGGCGTGTCCCGTGGCATACCACCGAGTGCCCTCGAGGATGGTTTCGCCTCGAGGGTTTTGTTCGTTTATAAGGGGGACACGTCGCGTCGGAACGCGATGCCTAGTCTCACGCAGGAAGAACACGAGATGCGCGGCGAGCTAACGCGGAGGCTAGAAGAGATAGGCGAGATCGGTGGGGAGTTCACGCTGGACAGCGCAGCGAGGGAGTGGTACGTAGATTGGTACCAGAACATGAAGCCGCCCGCTGACAAGCGGATGGAAGGGATGTGGGGCAGGAAGCACGATCACCTGCTAAGAGTCGGGATGGTTCTTACCGGCGCAACAAGAAACAAAGTCATTGAACAGGATCAGCTCGAAGCAGCGCTTCTCGCTCTCGAGGCTGTCGAGGAGAATACTCATCATGCGCTCAACGAGATCGGCGGGGATAATAACACGCAGTTCCTGACACGGGCTGCAACCACGGTGCAGCGACGTGTACGGATTGGTCATAGCGAGCTCCTACGAAGCGTGTATCCGTGCAGGGCGGATGTGTTCAAGAACATCGTGGAGACCCTCATCGAGTCAGGGTTCATGGATAGGGACGTGCACAAGCCTGATATGTACGTATGGTCGGGGAGGCCATTCTGATGGACAACATGGTTCAGCTGAGCACCAGGATCCCACGCAACATTTGGAAGGCCGCGAGACTCGATGCGATTCAGCGAGGTATACCGTTTCATGTGTGGGTTGCACAGGCCATAGAAATGCGGCTTAGGTCGCCGGAGAAGACCGGAGGCTTGGTAGGGGGAGACGCGGGCGGGGAGGCTCCGACCGGAGGCCGGTGACGGCGCGGGCGTCGGACATAGGAAGTCCCCCAAAGGATAGCGGCGAGGGTGGGTGTCTCGCTTATGCTAGACCTAAGGGGGACTTTTTTCTATGGGCTTCAATTTGTTGAAGCGCCAAGACGGCTACTGACCTGGACCCTCCTTTGCGCCGAGACGAGCCATAGTCCCAGCGGGGTTGACCATAAAATCAGTCATGGGCTGCCCGGTCGAAGGTAGCTTGCCCTCGCTCAACGCGCGACGCCACGGGAGTTGTCCCTCCTCCATTTGCTTGCGCTTCTCGGCGAGCGTCATCGTGCCAGGCATGCCCGACTGCGCGATGATGTTCTCGGGCGAGTCGCCCAGCGCTTCCAGCGTGTAGGAGACTAGGCGGTTCAGCTTCCCAGGGCCTATTCGATTCGCCGCACCGTGGATCAGCCGCTGGGCAAAGTCTGCCGCCCGTGGATTGGTCATGAGCTTGGCTATCACGGGAGGCGCGAACAGGCCCGCTATCAACTCTGCCCCCTTCACGGGGATGCTGTGCCCCAGGTAGGCACTGATCCCACCCGCCAGCCCAGCCCTCGTCGCAAAGGCATCGAGTCCAACCCACCTAGCGTTGCCCGTCTCCTGCATACGCTTTTGGAGTGTCTGCTGCGCCAGCGCGAGACTCGAGTAAGCGTTGACGGTGTCCTTCCCCATCACCGTCTCGAGGAACGCCCGCCCCAGCTTGCCCTGCCCATTCAGCTGCAGGTTCATCAGGTCGGGCCGGACTACCTCGTCCTTAACGGCACCGTTGGCCACCCGCTGCCACAACGCGGCTCGCACGTTGTTTGCCACCTCGGGCCCAGCCGCGGCTTCGAGCTTCAGGAAGTTGTCGGCGTTCCCATCATTAAGGATCTTGGTAGCATACTGGTAGAGGCCCTTCTTGTTGTTCAGCAGGCCCTTCACAAAGTCCGTGTTGAACTGGCCCTCCGCAAGCTCCATGTCTGCGCTCGTGAATCGAGCGTACTGCTTCTTCAGGTTCGCGGGCAGCTGCTTGACCACCCGCTCGTCCAGCTTGCCCGCCGCGGCCGCAGCCTGTGCCCGAGCCGCATCGCCAGCAGGAGTCTTGTCGCTCATGTCGTGCGCCAGGACGCTCAGCTTCTGCCTCACGTCTTGCACCTGCGAGAAGAATGGCGAGTCCCCCAGCGACCCCACCAACGAGTTGGCGTCCCGGGTTAGGCTCGAGAAGCCCGCACGCAGGGACTTCCCGTCCATCGTGTAGCCAGGGGGCAGCGCGTTCGAGACCATCTGACTGGCCTCTTGCCGCGCCGCTGCGAGGGGTCGGAACTTCCCGTTGACGGCAGCCAAGATAGCGTCGCCTAGCTTCTCGGGCGGGAGGACCGCACCGAACCTATCCCCGAGATCGTTCACGGCCATCCGCATCATCTTGTCCCGAGTGCCCCTGAACTTCTCCAGCGCGTTCTGCCCGATCATCGAGTTGTTGGCAACCTTCTGAAAGAGTTGGCCAAGGAACCCGTCGTTCGCCTCGGCAACAGTTTGCGGGTTGCCCATCGCGATGAACCGCGCCTCCCGCGGGTCGAGGCCCGCCGCTCGCAGCTTCCCGGCGGCCGCGGTGGCGTCAATGTTGTCCTCAGCCGATCCATTGTTCATGTATGGGTTCCAGCTTGGCGGCGGGTCGTGCCCCGTGACCTTCTGATATACCCCCCGCATACGGCCCATCGTGTCCGTCATGGCGGCTTGTTCCTCGGGGGATAGCTGAATCTTGCTCGGTATCGCAAAGCCCTTCATCAGAGGATCCATCGTCTGACTCCACACCTCTCCCATCGCCACGTCCGTCCCCGCCGCTAATGCATGCGCAAGGGACTCGCTCATCGAGTCCGAGGTGTTCCCCTCCAGGCCCAACCGGCGCTTCGTCTCCTCGAGGCCCAACTGGGTCAGCGTCGCAGCGCCCGCCCCCGCCACAATCGCGCCCGCCCCGCCCGCTATCTGCGGTACTGGCCAAGGCGCACCTGCCGCCTCGGCTAGCCCCGCACCTATCTCCTCGCCCTTCCTCGCAGCTTTCCCACCCGCATAGAGCGCCGGGATCGCCCGCACGACCCCCGCTACCGCCCAAGGCGCGGCCGGTGGCTTGAATATGTCGGCGACGCTTGGGTCCTTCGTGGACAGGAAGGCCCCGCCCGCCGCCGAGCTCGTGGCCTCCTCGGGGTAATCCTGCGTGGTGCTATCTATGAGCTTCTCCCGAAGCAGCTTGTACCGCAGGGCGGATTTCTCTTCGTCTGTCATGGTGTTTGTGCCTGCTCTAGCGTCTCCTTGCGAGCGTCCGCTAGATCCTTTGCCATGTCTTCGGGCGACACGTCTAGGTTAGGTACCTTCCCAAGCTCCTTCTTGATCTGCTCGGGCGTCATGTTCGCAATCTCGTCCCGGATAGCCTTCTCGTCATCCACGACTGGCGCAGTTGGTGCCCCCGCAGTTGGATCGGCCGTCATCCCAAGCTGGCTGCTACGGAACGCTCCCTTTCCACCGATGTCCTGACCGGACCGTTGATTCTGCTTCCGCAAGAGATCGAGGCCGATTGCCTGGTCCCTTATCATCTCGGGAGTTATGGTGCCCCCATCATCGAATTCTAACCCCGCTGGCTTCCGGCCCCCGTTCAGCGTCTGGATCACGGGGATAGGCTCGATGCCCTTTGGAACCTGGAAGCCCCAATCTGCCAGCGAGCCGGCCCGCTCCCGCACATCTTGGATCATGTGGGCTCGCATGTTCCCCAGGATCTTCTCGAAGGTAGCGGGCGAGTCGTACTGGCTGGGCATGGAATTCATGATGAACTCCATCTCCTTCTCCATGTACCGACGCCCGTGCATGAGGTTCATGTATTGGCTAACCTGGAGGTTCAGCAGATCCCTAAACGTTTGGACGTCAGGATTGTTCGCCCCGATGTCCTTCAATAGGTCCAACACGGGCTTCCGCCATGTGCCCACCGGAATCAGGCCCTGCGCGTTCAGCTGCTTCCACCGATCCATCAACTCGTTCTGGGTCCCGATCACCGATATTCGGTTGGCCATGTCCGTCTGCGCCGCCGCACCGGGCAGCTTTCCCTTCACGCTGCCATCCTTGTTCTGAAAGTCCTTCATCAGATTGATGGCCTGCGGGTAGGCACCCAGGTCTACCAGCTTCTGGACCATAGCACCCTGAATCTTCGGCATGGTGGGCGAGCTTATGCTAACGAGCTCGTTCGTCGCAGCGCGCTTCATGTCCTCCGTCTGGTTCGGATCATCCAGGATTGCCCGCACGTCTTGCAGCTTGCGCCCAAAGTCGGACACAGGCATGTTGACCGTCCGAAGATCCTTCGCGGTCCTGAAGGTAGGGATCCCCTTGTCATCAGTCATCGGGAACTGCTGAGCCACCTGCTTCGGATCGTACTTCCAACCCCCGTCAGGGTTACGGGGCACATCGTAGAACTTGTTGTTCCCGAGGTGCTGCATGGCCTTCACGAACTCGTCCGTCCCATACTTGTCGATGGGTTGGCCGCCGCTGGCTAGCCCTATGTAGTGGTTGGCAATCCGCTCCGAATCATTCACCAGGCCCTCAGCTACCTCCCGCGCGTTCTTGTCCTGCTCGCCCCTAGTCTTTGCCTTCGCCTCTTCGGTCTGCGCCCCAAAGAGCGTAGCGTGCGCGCCGGCCTCCCCCGTCTGCGCCCGCCATAGGGGAATCTTTTCCTGCAGCTCCCTATCCTTCCGCGCGCTCTCCAACCTACCCTCGAGGATATCGTTGTAAGCCTTTAGCTCCGCGGCCTTGCGTGCTCTTACCGCGGCGCCCTGGGCCTCAACGTACGCGCCCGTCCGTTGTGCTCCCTGTTCTGTGCGAGCCCTTCCCGCCGCGATGGTAGCCCCCGCCACATCCTCGAGTCGCTTCTCCGCCTGAGCCTTCGCGTCCTCCGCAGCCTGGCGATCCAGCTCCTTCGTGAGCGGGTCCTCGTCACGGCCGCTCGCCATCCTGTTGAACTGCGCCATGTACATCTCACGCTGGCGGCCCCCAACACTAATGACCCCAGCCATTAGTGTGCGTAGCTCCCCGACCCAGGCAGGTTCGCAGCGCCCGCTGCACCACCCGCCGCGAAGGGCGGAACCTGGGACTGGCGTAGGTAGTCCTGATACATCCGGCCCATCGCCGCTTCGCGGGCCCCATATTCAGCCGTTGCGTAGCCAGCCTGCTGTTGCATCAGTTGGCCCGCACCCTGGTTATACACTTGCTGGGCATTCTGGCGCTGTTGCTCAAGGGTTGTCTGGTAATCCGCGGCCTTGCTCGCGAGGTCTGTCGACGTCTTCTCTCGCAGTGCGCTCTGCTGGTTCAGGTTCGCGCTACTGTACGCAGCGCCCCGTGAGCCAAGGGTTGCCCCGATCTGGGACGACTGTTGGTTCGCGGCCTGGTTCGTCGCGGCAACGTACTTGCCAAACATATCCTGGAATGACGACGCGGTGCTCTGCTTCCCAAAGTCGCTCAGCTCGCTAGAGTACCCACCGATCATGCTGCCTAGGTTGTTCCCAGCCTGCCCGCCACCCACGAAGTAGGGCTGAATCGATGCGTTCGTCGTCGCGTTCGCCTGCTGAATTGGGTTGGATGTCCCACCGCCTGGCTGCCCAAGGGGCGCCGATGCTTGCCCTGGCATTCTCCCCTCCTAGTATTGTGTTGATCCGCCGCTACTGCCAATCTGACCACCAAGCTGGCGGTTCTGTCTCTCTTGCACGTTCTGCTGCCGGTTCGTCAACCGGTCAATTCTGTTCTGTTGATGCTGGGTCGGGTCCTCTATCCCTTGAAGTGTGTTCAGCCGATCGGTGATATTCCCCAGCCGGTTGTTCGTGTTCAGGACCTTCGTGGCCCACGGCCCGGCCTTCTGGCCCGTCTGTGCCGCAATGCGGTTCCGCTCGCGTGCCATGTACAAGGTCTGCTCGGGTGACAGCGTCGCTGCCCCGCCAGGTCCACCCATACCTGCCGAGCCCGCCAGCGCGCCTGGAGACGTGTAGGGTATCGCCTCACCATGCGAGCCCACGAGCCCGAATGCCGACGCCTCGTTCGGCGTCATGCCTGGGACACTGAGCGGGAACTTGGCAGCGTTCATGTCCGCCCCGCCCTGCGCGCCCGTCCCACCCGTTGCGAGGACCGACCCGAACGTCGGCGCGGTCTTGTCGATGTTCGCTATGCCCATCCGCGCGTAGTAGTCCCGCTCGGCCTTCGACAGTGGGTCCTCAGGGAGCCTCGAGATGGTGGGATTCGCCCCCGGCCCGGTCGGTGTCTGGCTCGATTGGTAGATGCCATAGCCTGCTGAGCCCGCTGTCGCGGCGGCCCCGATCACTGCTGCTGTTACCGCTGCCATAGAACCTCCTAATCGAAGAAGCTGAGCAGGATGAGCCGGGCGTCGGTCGTGTCCTCGCCGTAGCCATCCCGAGGAATTGCCCCATGCATTAGATCGCTTCGCATGACGAGGGCCCGGTTGGGAGCCCCCGGGAACTCTCCAACGACGCGCCACGCTTCCACGTTATTGTGATCGTCCTGCCACGCTCGCAGCTCCTCATCACCCGCCGGGTGCGTCCGCATCCCGGTCCGCCGGTGCTCGAGCAACACAGTCGCCGAGGGCCCTGGGTTGATGTAGCAGAAGAACGCCCAACGAGCAGTCTCGGCGTCACTGTGGGCCCACTGGGGTGGATTCGAGCCGCGTGGAGAGAGCCT